TTTGTAAAATCTCATAATATTAAATTTAAAAGCTGCTAACAATAAATAAATTGAATAGTGCATTGCAGCCGTTTTGCTTCTATCCAAGTGTAGTGAAGATGCACTACTCATTTTATTAAGGTCGTTACCAACTATAAACTGCTTTTTGCAATCCCAAGGAATAAATCAATATCCCAATTATCGTCAGGAATTTCCCCACGTTTATAAAACTCATACGCCGTTAACAGTTCCCTTCGGTTGCTAACAACGGGTATAGTTAATTTTTTAACAGCCTCATCGTAATCGTACAACATTGTAAAGCAATCAGGAACATCTCCTCCGCTTGGCTTCCATTTTCTAATATCTTTTATCAGATTTGTTTTAAGTTCTAATAATTCACTTTTCTCTATATTATCCATAATTTATCTATTTATCCGTTAAAAATCTAACCATACCCAAACCGTTAGCAACCATACAGAATAATAAACTCCTGCCAAGGCTGCAATACTTTAGCTGTTAATATTGTAATAGCCTTCAAAGGTTCCCCTCCAGCATCAATATCACTCTTTTTATCTTATAAAACTCTTTGTCCAAATTTCAGTTATGGAATGTTACCCTTTACACTAGGTCGATATGGTTAATCTATATATCCGTGAAGATATCTAACATCTCTACAATAAACACAACTGCTGATACAGTCTATAATTATTATCTACCAAACGTTCTTATGGTGGTTATAGATATAAAATTATCGTTTATCTTCAATCAAAGAGTTTAAAATTAGCTTTTCGGGTCTTACAAGGTTACTGCATGAATGAGAGGCTAACCTTTACCTTAATCTCAATTTAATCAGCTTTACTGCTAATAATATTTTTATATAACAATAAACAATAGGGCTCGTGAGAATATCTCTACTTAACGTCTTAGGAGCTGTTGACGTAGTTCCAAGCTACTCCAGTTACGCTATGCCCTATTGTTTATTGTTATATAATTTTTTATATTCTGTTATTGTGTCAATGAACTTATTACTTACGTAATATACGAATAGTATTTGTATTAAGCAACTAAAGTAGTATTTAACTCTTCACTTCTCAACATTTTTAATTGCTTCAAAATAGAGAGAGTATTTCCCTTTAGTCCGTAATAGTTTTTTACATCTTGCAGTCTCCACATCCTATGTGGCTTTATTCCTTTACTAAACAGAGTTACTTCCCTTATCGAATGTACTAAGTTCCACTGTCCTTTCGGGAAATCCTTGCCGTTTAGGTTTAAGTTAACCTGCAGGTCTTTTTGGTATTGTGTTTTTGTATTTGTCATAACTCCTATTTCGATATCTTATTATACTTAAATATACGAAGAATATATTTACTAGACAACTAAAAGGTCTAACCTTTGAAGATAACTTATCCATAGTTCTATAGAGTTTTTATGAAGTACACTGTACACCTCCTCTAAGTTCAAATCCTTTATATGCACCAGTCTCTCCTCTAAGATAGGTCCTTCATCTACTCCTACCGAGACCTTATGTATAACACAAGCTGAGACGTCTAGATTCAGGTGAAATGCTTTCTCTTGAGGATCCTTTCCTGCTAGTAGAGGGAGTATACCCGGATGACCGTTTAAAATGTTAGGATACTTGTCTATGACTTCATGCGGTACTATCCTTAACCATCCGTGTAGTGTTATAACTTTAACCCCTTCCCCTAGCGCAGTAATGTATTCGTCTGGTGTTGGTTTATTACTAATATAAGTAATCTCTTTTCCGGCTAACTTTGAGCTTATAGTTCTCACTTCCGAGGGTCTCTTGTTTGTTATAATCTTATCCGGCCACCGGCCGAGAGCCTCTGCTATAGAAGCTATTTCGGATCCGGTTTGAGAGAAGAAAGCTACCCAGGTATTATATTTAGAAGTTTCCATAGACTATGCGAATTGCTCTGCTAAAGCGAATAGTTCTTTATTCATTTTTATATCTCTCTGAAATGCTTTTATTGGTTTAGCAGTTCTTACCTTACCAGTCGAAGTAGTATACTCAAAACGACCTTTAATTACTTTCTCTTGTAGAATATTATATACTGTCCAGAGACTATCGCCCTTATCAGCTTCTCTTAGAGGAGTGAGTAGTAGCTTAGGTTCTACAACTGCCTTATCACCAGCGAAACGTATACCCATAGCACTTAAAGCAAACTCTGTCTTTTGCTCTTCGCTTAGTTGGACATCTCTAAACTTATTCAATACCTCTATTGTACCTGGAAGTTCTTCTATCATCTTTACTATTGTAACCTGCAACTCTTCAAAAGAGTAACCCCTATGTCTAATTCGAAGTGATCCGAAACTCTTAGTAGCTACTACTAGACCATTTGCACAAGCTACACGGTATAACCCTGCACTAAACGAGAAGGCTCCTAAAGCGTTATGAGAGTTTTGAATTAATACTTGAGGGAATACAGTCTCTCCATCCTCTGTCCGGAGTACTATATTATCATTTCTAAAAGCAACTAAATGCTTTGCATATCGATCCGTATCAAGGTTACCTGAAGTCTGTTGATCAGCCCCTATCACTTTCCATCCTAATTTAGCCATATCGTCAAGTATCCTTGTTGTCGGTATGTGAATGTAATGTTTAGAAACTAAAGGTGAAGCATGTTGCTCTACAACTGCTGGTGCTTTCTCACTTATCTCTTCTAAGGTAAGCGGTGTTTGGTTTGAAAAATTAATCATAAACTTTTATTTATTTCTTATTATACTATAAATATACGAACTTGCTAAGTCGTAGGCAACTGTAAGTTAGTACATAAAAAAAGGATCCTAGAATAGGTCGAATATTATCCGACTGTAGTCTACAATCCTTTTTTAAGTTTTTGGTAGTTTATGTGAACTACATTCTAATGCCGTTGACGCTTCATAGAATGTCGTAATCTTTTAGATTCTTTAATAGTTTCGTAAACAGCTCCTATCTCATCTGTATTTTCATCCTCTGCTACAATTACTAGTTGGTGGAGTGCTTTTACTAATGGACCAGCTGAGGTAAATAACTTACTACTTCTTTCTGGATCACTACTTTTAAGCTTTTCAATTAGGGTCTGTATAGAATCAATAACATCTAAAATCTCAGAGTTAGGAACTTCATTCTCTTTTAGCGAATTACTGCTCTCGTCTGCATCCTTAATTTTCTGAGCTAGCACTCTTTTCCAGATGGATAGAGACCTTCCCCATAATGTATTAGGGTTATCTTGAATATATTTCTCTATTTCCGGAATGTTTAACTCTTGCGGGTTAGGGTGACCTGATGTATTTTTCGTAGAGTGAAATTCCCGGTCGATAGATTCAGAGAACATTGATTGCATTTTTTCAAAGTATTCAGGGAAGTAGGCTCTTAGGTATAACTTAGTCGCTTTAACTATTAAATCCTCTCTCCTACCTTCAGCATACTCTACCCATTCATCCCAATATTGATCTACAGCATCTGCCACTACCTCTCGAAGGGTGTTATCAAACGGTGATGGCATTTCCCTAGGCTTTCCCATAGTTAAATGTATGCTTTTGTTCATAGAGGATTGGTCGGAAGAACCCCACCCGTGGTCTTCAGTTACCTTTATAACATCGTCGTCTTTAGCTACAGCTTTGACTTTTGCTAAATCTTCCGGTGATGTTTCTATGGTTGCTTCAGTATTAAGTGCTTGGGTACTTAATATACCCTCTGTTAAGTACTTTCTTAAGTTAAATGCTTTCATGTTATTATATGTTATAAATATGCGGCTATTTTAAATATAATTAATCTCTTACTACGTAAGCTTCTCCAGGTAGGCTTCGAGTTAAACTCTTAGTTATTTTACCGGTGTTAATATCTATCTCTTCAACATGCCAGTAAGAACCTCTGTTTGAATGTAAAGGTCTAACATTTACCAGTACCCCACGATCAAGTAGGTAAGTTTTCTCTAAGTCTTTATTTGTTTTTATCATAGTACTTATTTAGTTGTATTAAAGTATTGGTTTAGAAAACTCTTAGGGTAGAGTGTAACAGGTCCATTATAGCTTTTAGTAGTAACTTGTCTGGTTCTTACTCCTATGTCTTGCATTTTCGCTGCTAAAGCTACTTGCTTACCTCTTTCACTTCCTGCTGGATAACCTAAGAAGTCATAGAGACTATAGAAAGGTCCTTCTGTTGCCTTCTTTACTTCTGAAGGGTATTTATTATGTAGTATGTAATCCTTAACTGTTATTAACCTCTCTTCTCTTGTACCCCTTACTATAATATAATCTGCACCTAACCTTTCTAGTTCCTTTCGAAATTCCTTATCTACAGACTCTCTCCAACTGCTTGATAGAGTTCTAACACCGTCATCAACTATACTAAACTCTATAGGGAAGTAACATATTTTAGTATACTGCGGTGCAATACGTCTCCACATATCCTCTATATAAGCTAGTACTTGTGTATTAAGGTTAGGTAACATTCTGGAATACACTACTAGGTCTAAGAAACCTCTATCAAGTATTAGATCCTCTTCACTTAGTAAAGCTTCTAGATGAAAAGCTGCTATTGCTAATTGAGTTGATTCACTACCTTCTTCATTTATACCTAATCCATAAGATTTTACAGTCCTTGTAGATTCTGAGATAAATTTATAACTTAGTAAATCTCCTTTTAATACTTCCAATATTGTACTCTTACCGGTACTACTAGTACCACATAATATTATTCTCTCTTTTTGTTTCATTACCTTAAATATACGATTAATATTTTAACTATACAACTAAAAAAAGAGCTACCTTTTCAAGTAGCTCTTTAACAGTAGTGGAGTTTTTATAGTAAGACACTTACTAATCCTCCGAGTTTTCTACTTCTTACCGTCTGTTATGACGTCCATTATCCGAGACTGTTCGGCTTTAATTACAGAGAAATCACTTTCTCCTTCAAAGTTCTTATAGATCTTAGCTTCAGCATCTGTAGCGCTTATTGCCTCTACTAGGTACTGTTCTTTAATTTTTTGAACTCTTCCTGAATCGCTGTCTACTATAAACAGTACGTTCACTGACCAGTACTTCATTACTTCGATTCGTTAACACTAGCTTTACGGTAATCCGTAACTAGTTTCTTAATCTCTCCAATTGATTTTCTAGCTCTAGCTTTCCCAGTCTTAGTAGTGGCGTTATGCCCTTCTTCGAATGTTGAGAATAAATCCTTAATCTCTTCAAATAATTCTGCTGTAGTTGATGTTTCACTCATAATTTTACTTTTCTATTTTATTTATCTAATTTAACTTGTGCTTTTTCTTGCCTTTTTTTTAACTTCTCGTCAATCTTTGTATTGCTACAAAACCATTCCCACATTTCTCTTAACTGCTTCATTTTACTTATTTACTTTTTTAATTAACATTCCAGTATTTTTTAAACTCTCCTACGTTATAACTTACTAACTTCATATCGATACTTTCCTTAGGTTGTGAAATTAACTCGTAAAGTTTCTGAGATTCTTTACTATACAATCCGAAGTTTGGTTCATATCTAATACCTTTAATACCGTGTACAACCGGATTTGATGTATCTATAGAGTAGATGAAGTTATAATCTCTATAAAATTTCCCCTCAACGGGCAAGGAATTTCCGAGCAAATGGTGTGGCTTATCTAAGTTTAAGATTCCTCCATCATAAAGTATACCTAAGAGCTGCACTCTTCCTAACATCCAAGACATTTTTTGATTCGGATGAGGGAACATTTTCTCATATAGGGAGTAGTCAAACGATATTGCTATCATATCTACACCTAACCTATCTAATGACTTATAACATGTAATTATCTCGTCTAAGGTTTTACCTTGAACAACTCCTATCGACTTAGTTCCTTCTGGGATTTGGTCTCCATACTTGGATAACCATTCTTGAGCTTGTTTAACAGTTTTGTTACAGTCTTCTAGTACATCTGGTATTACATACCATTCTGGAGCTAGTTCATTTACCCACTTGAAAAAATCATCACCCTTAAACGCTTCCCCTAGTTCGAAGATACTATTATCCAGTATAATCTCACCACCTTCGTTCTTTATATCAAAAAACTTCTTTTTATATTCCGGCAGTTCGTCCATCAAATGCACGAGACAGTAATTATAACTCGTCATTCCTTTTACCTCATCAAAGATAGAGAGCGGTGCCTCGTGGGCGATTTTAACTTGATTTTTTTCTTTCATAAGATTCTATACTCTAATTTAACATCCGTTTTACTTAAAAACAACTTTAATGATAACATATTATACTATGCTGGGTTTGTATAACCTTTTGTAAAGTGGTAGAATTCTGCTCTAGCTGAGTCTTCTTCTAGGAAGCAGCCTGATAGCTTTGCAGTTTTCATACTTGCTCCGTGATGCTTAACTCCTCTACAGGATACGCATGCATGAGTTGCTTCAACCATTACTGCTACACCTTCGTTACTTTCGCATATAGTATCGACTGCGTTATGGATAGCTACTGTTAGCTGTTCCTGTATAGCACCTCGTCTACCGAAGTGTTCTACAATACGGTTAATCTTAGATAACCCAACCACTTTACCTGAGGCAGAGGGTACATATGCTACGTGAACTACGCCTTTAATCAAACCGTGGTGGTGAGAGCACATAGACGTAAGAGGTATACCCCCTTCAAATACAACCCCTGAATAACCATCACTAGGGAATGCTGTAATTCTATCAAGAGGGTTATACCTTCCTGAGAATAGATCATTTACGTATGCCTTAGCTACTCTCATTGGAGTTTCTGAAGAGTTAGGGTCGTTCTCCCAATCTACCCCTAAGGAGGTAAGAAACTTTCCAAAATGCTCAGAGGCTTCGACTATAATATCGTTCTTCTCTTCTAGTGTTAACTTTGCTTCTGGTCCATCTATTAACTGCTTTGCAGCTAGCTGTGTAGAGATACCGTTAGCAAAACCTGCTTGAACTAACTCAGTTCCTTTTATAAACTTTTTCATCTAACTTAATATAATATTTTTTTACTTAGTGTGCAAGCTCTTTTTGCAATCCTTAATAGATGAAACTATAGTATGCTTCTCGTAGTTCTCCGGAGTATACATACTATTCGTATCGAAGAAGTAATAAGCTCCTTCATAGGGAACTGTTACTAGATTCCGGAACGGATCACCATGTACGACGCTGTCCGGGCCCGTAGTCCTACGGTTACCGTTATACGACCTAAAATCTCTATAAGTAACTCTAGCCCAGTTACCGCTTTTAAGTTCTACCTCTAATAGATCTGAGGTTCTATAACCTATAACTTCTAGCTTTCCTGTATTACCTTTTTTCATCTATTTTTTTACTCCAAAACAAAAGATTAAAGCCCCGAAAGTGGAAAGTAATGCGAATCCTATTTCGTTTTCTATACCTGTAAAATGCACGTATTTTTGAATAGTACCGGTCAATACACCTATACTTAACCCGAAAAACGTTACAGTTACAATTAACATTGTGAAATTAATTTTCTTTACCATAGTACTTATTTCTTAACAATTAACTCTAAAGTATTTCCATCAAAGCTAACCCCTACAATATCCCCCTCTTCGTCTTCTTCGATCTTATTACTAAGTTTTTCAGGACCGTATAAACGGGTATAGTACTTAAGTATTTCTGCTCCTGTCGTAGAACAACCGTCCGTCCACCATACTCTATTTTCTTCTTTTCTCATAACTATCTTTCTTATTATACCTAAATATACGAATCTTTATTTAACTCTCCAACTACTTACTTAGTAATTATTTACCCGGTAGGTAGTAGTAGGTCTGAAACTATTAAAGTACTCAGAGGCGGTAGTTTCATTATCATCTTAGTCTGAGATTGTCCCATCCATTTAATTTCTGAGTCTTGTCTTATTACGAACTTGTTTCGTATCTTAGAGAATGATACTATAAGTACATCTCCTCCATCTTCAGGGGTTAGTTCGAATTGAACACCTCCTTTTAGAGTCTGTATGAATTTTAATTCTTCTATCTTTTTTAACATACCTAAAGATAGTTAATTCTACCCGGTTACACAAGCATTTAGTAGAATATTAGAGGTCTAATTTTAAATGTAGTTTTATAAATCCCTTTATAGGAGAATCAGTTATTGCTTCAGATTCAACATCATAATTACTACAATCACTATCCCATAAGGCATCCTTTACTCCCTTCTTAAATTCTTCTTTATCAGGAAGGGAGGAAATAGGGATGGGGATAATTAAATGATCAGGTAGGTATTTAACTTTTAACATTTTTCTAAATGTAGTAAACTCATAAAAAACCTTCATCCATTCAGGATTATCATTTGCTTCTACTCCTGGTTTTAATAAAGCATCCATTGTACCATCAAGATAATTAACATGTTCCTGTTCCCATTCTAGAATCTCTACCATTTTACCTGTAGATGTAGTAGTAGTACCTTTATCCATAGATAGGTAAGGGAGGTGGGTATTAACTACCCAACACCCTACCCAAAACCCTAACTCAAAACTTGGTGTATTTTCTTTCATTATATATTTACTTTACCTAATTCTATATGATGATCATCCTTTATTGACAGGCATTTATTAGGCTGCTCTGTCATCATAGTGAGAATCTCTTTCATGCTGTAAGGTTTATAATTGTTACCGTCAACCCCTACATCGAGACTCTTCCCAGCTCCGAGTTTACAATGCGCAGGTAGGTGAGTATGTCCGTGTAGGTGTATTTTACCTTTACCCATCTTATCCCAGCTAGCAATAGGGAAGTGCATACAGATAAATGAATGCTTATCAACTCTTCCTTTAAGTGTTCTAGAAGGACGTCTAATCTCTAATTCATCATACCACTGGGTTGAAGTAAATAGATCTTGGATGTTCTCTCTGTTATTCTTAATATGGTGGTCGTGGTTTCCGTAAAACAGGTGTATGTTCTTACAATGTATTCTATCTCTAAATTCTTTAATGTTATCGAAGCCACCAAACGACCAGTCGCCTAAACATACAAATACATCATCTTCCCCAACTCTAGCATTAATGTTATTTACAATAGAATCGTTCATTTTAGATAATGTGATAAACGGTCTTGTTTTAGAATTACCCCCTCCCTTTTTCCATTCGCTAGACCCCTCACAGATGTTTTTATGACCGTAGTGAGGGTCAGAAGAGAAATATAGATCTTGATCTTTTTTTAAATTCAATTTCATACTACTAATTCAATTTCGTTAAATTTCATTTTGTAGGTTGTTCTTTGGTTCATCATATCAAAACTATATAAAGCAATACAAGTAGAAGTTAATTTTTCAATATTCATACTATCACCACACATTACTGCTTTTTGTAAAGAAAAACTTTTTGAATCACCGTTTTCATAATAACATCTTACTTCGTACCTAACTTCCTTATGTGAGACGTAAATAACCCCATCGTAACTTAACTGATCTAACTGTAATTGAAATTCTTTCTTATTCATAACTCTTATTTCTTTATTATAACCTAAATATACGAACTATATTCCATAGTAACTACTAAAAAGTGAACTTATAAATTTTTTAATACTTCTTTAAGTTCGTCTATAAGTTCAAAAACTTCGTCAGGCTCCATAGTTATAGCACAACATGTATTTACCTTTCTTTCTATCTCTAAAAGAAGTTCGAGTGCTTTTTCCTTATTCATAACTTTTCTGTATCCTTTTTATTCTGGTAAAAGCCCCGAGTGTTCAATTTTTGTCCAAATTCTGGACTTCCATAAATCCGTACTAGCTCCTTCCACCTCTGTAATACCCCTTATAGTGCATTCTGCAAGCTGCGCTATACACGTATCAAAGCTTACATCTGCCTGCTCTAAGTTTCCTAACTTTACGAATTCTCTACCTTCTTCAAACGTTTTTTGTATTGTGCTTACCATTAATTATTTTTTTATTTGTTTTATTTGATCTTTTAATTTTACTTTTAGTACTCAAGTTAACACCTTAGCTCCATTCACGCTTTTCATGATCATGTTCGCTATAAACATTTAAGTTAAGGTATTCCCCGTAACTAGAATAGTCTCCGATATATGTAAAATGGGACTTACTATCCTTATCGTAAGCTATACAAAAGTCATACTCTTCCTTAGTAATGTACTCTTTCGTATTAACTATAACTACAAACTTGTTATACTCCTGTGTCGCTTCGTAAATTTCTGAATCTGTCATATCTATCTTTCTTATTATACCTAAATATACGAATTCTTAACTTACAAACCTACCACTCTTTAGGCTTTAACTAAACTATTTTTTGATATGAAGCTTCATTCTTACCGTTCTCTGTGAACGTAACCTTAGATACTCTGACTCTACCGCCAGTTTCTTCTTTTACGAAGGGATCCATCTTATTAAAAATAAACTCTGCAAAGCTTTCAGCTCCTGTTCTAGGCACTACTCTGACTTGAGATACTCCTGCAGAGTTTAACTTAAGAAACTCCTCTAGGTAGGGATCATCTTCTGCTACGATATGGGTGTGATCGAACATATAGTCCATCCATACTTTAGGTGACATCCCGTCTATTAAACATTTAGCTCTTTTCATACCTCCGAAATCAAAGACCCAGTTACGTTCGTCTAAGTCTCCTTCGAAGTAAATTTTAAATGAAACAGCATAACCGTGAAGTTTTGAGCAATGCGTATTTACTGCTCTCCACTGACGGAATACTGTGCTAAACCCGTCGAATACTTTACTTGATTGAAATTTTACCATTGTATATTATACCTTATTACTTTAAGATAATATACGAACTTTTAGAGTGTTATGCAACTGTAACTATTTCTTATAACTTAGTTACTTTAACAGAGTCAATCTTTAACTTTACCTCGCTTCTAATCATTTCTATATCCGCAGCAGTTACTTTGTAGTCTTTAAATTTACCTTTTGATTCTTTAAACTTCTCACCTTTAACAGCGACTACAACCTTTATGAACTTCTTCTTATCTTCTTCCTTAAGTTTAGACCATCCTAAAACACCACCTCCCTGGTTGTCTATCTGTTCTAAGAGCCTGTAAGCATCTTCCCATTTGAACTTATTATCATCCCATGTGAAGTTTGCATCGTCCCAGGTGTGAGGTATTTTCATGTTTTTTATATTAACTCATATCTATATATCCAATACCTGCTCCTTCAATTGAAATATTACATTCAAAGCATTCTTCTTTATCTTTATATAATCTGTACATGTACTACGTTAGTATGTTTATGTATTATAAATATGGAGTATTCATCAAGTACGTTACTTTGTTTAGTTTAATACTGTGTTTTCTAAGACTCTTTCTCCCTCTAACTGTAGGTCAAGAGATAATAACGTACATAGGTTACAGAATACTTCTGGTGTTCTTAAACATAACTGTACTAAGTCTTCATCTGCTACGTGTTTAAACATTTCTTTTAGTTCCATAGATTAGTTAAAGTACTCAGTTAGATTTTCTCTTAGTACTACTCTCTTTAGGTTTTTTACGTAGGTTGGACTTTCTGCGTAAGACTTTCCTAAGGCTTTATAGTACTGCTTCTTCGTTTTTGCTTTATTCATATAACGGGCTTGGTAGAATGCGTAATCATATACAGACTCCTTCCAGTTCTTATAAAATGCATGATTATACCTTGTACCTTGAGCAGTTCTTATTCTAGCTGCTGCTTCACGCATTCCAAAAAGGTTATTGTTAACCTTATATATCTTACTTTCCCAGTGACCAGTTTCTAGTATCGACTGTGCTAATACTATTGATGGGAACCGTACATGTAGGTCCTTGAGAAGTTTTATTAGATTAGCTTGACTAAAAGTATCAGTGTTTACGTATACAGTGTCATATTGAGTTTTAACATGTGCTTCACTAAAAGCATTTACTTGTTGAGTCACTCTGGATGCTCCTACTATAATACAAATAATCCCTAAAATTAATAGTGTTGTGGTTTTACTTTTAAATAACATAACTTTATTTTTCTTTTATCTATTACTTAATATAAGCAAAATACATCTTGAAAACAACTATTATACAAACTATTGTAATATAATCTGCTTATCCGGGCTTACTTATATAATCCTCTGGTTCTTCTTTCTGTGATAACCCTAACTTTTCATACATTTCCTGCTGGTATTCGTCAAGTTCCCATGTCGGTTCAGTGCCGTGTGTATCTTTTGCGGCATAGTCCTCTATGTGTATGATTTCTTTTGGTGTAAACATATTACCAACTGTAAGGAAGTAGCAGTTATAACATATAAGTTGAATATTAGCTAACAGGTAGTTTGATTTATTACCGTCTAAGAAGTTTAGAAGTAGAGGCATTTTATAATCCGTAACTCTTCTCTCTGCCATCTTACACGTAATACACTCTTCTGCTATAAATCCCTCTGCGATAAGTCTATGCTTTATCTTTTCAGGTTTAAAAGAGTGCGGGGTAGCTCTCCCTTCTATAATGTCCATTAAGCTTATAACATCATTCTTCCTCTTAGCATTCAAGTACTTAGGAATACCTTTTCCGTGTTGGTTTAAATGTTGCTCAAATAGGTTATTGTAACCTTCCTCTGTAGCGTCATAAAACTTTGCCCACTTTTTATAGTGAGGGTATGAGACAGATAAATACCTAGCTCCAGCTCTGTTGGACTGAGTTTTACTCATAGCAGTTAGCATCTGCTCTTTGCTTAGGTCCTTACGTGGTCTTCCTTCTGATGGCATCCTTAATTTAATCTTCGTTTTTTACTTCATCCTTAAAGATATGTTTATACTCGTTATGATCTAGTATTACTGTCTCCTGGTATGTATTATCTCCCTTACCTTTAGTTATAGTTACCGGTCTTTTAGGTTTTACTGTAGAACATTCTACACACACCTTAGTGTTCGGGAGGGCTTTGAGTCTCCCCGGTGCTATCTCTTCACCGCATCCATTACAACTTTGCATAAGTATTTTTATTTTATTATTCACTTGTATATATATAGGCGTAAAGTTCAGATGAGTCTTTAAAGGTATATGATTCACCGTCCCCGTCTTCATCTACCCACTTCAAAATTTCCCCTTTACTACCTTTCCTGCTGTGAAGATACCACCAAACTACATCTGCTATTTCTGGTTCACTTGTAAAGTCTATTAGGTCTTCAATAGCATCCCAGTATGGATTTACTAACGTACTTGTGTCGACTCCATGCTCTCGAAGCATAGCTCTTTCACTATCTATTAGCTTCTCTAAACAGTCTATAAGATTGCAGAATCCTTTCTGCTCACCTTCGCTATTTCCTTCTAACTTCTCTGTAACTAATTTTACACCGAGTAGCTTTTCTAAATTACTTTTTATAAAGTTATCGTCTGTCATGTCTTTACTACTCGTAAGCTAAATAATTCTAGGAAGTTTGTTACTGTTAGATTCTTTGTTTGAGCAAAAGTTTCAATAGCAGTTGTCATGTTAGGAAACTCTTTAACTGATATCATCTCTTCTATAGCTTCTCCTTTAATGTAAAATCCAATATTCATATATTTTCTATTAATTTTTTAATTTCACCACACTTAGTATAGTCTTCATCCTCTTCTGCGTACCGTAGCATAGTGTATAACAGGTCTCTGTACTGATTCTTCTTTATTACATAGTCTTGGTTATGGTAAGGGATTCTAAACGCTATAAACCTATCTTTACCTTTCTCAATAGCAGTTAACAAGTTTACGTATAAAGTACTAGTCAGCACTTCTCTAAAAGAATCACCGTTGAGAGACTCTATAACTGCATCTCTCAGTTCTTGATCCTCTTCCCCTCCTAGTAATTCTATATCTAGGTATATAATAGGTGTATCTTCTTTCATGGCTATAAATATAGTTACTTATTAGGTCTCATACAACTATTAAGTTATTTTTATTAACTTAGATTAATTAAACTATTCTGGTATTCATTCATTTTTGATATAGTGATTGTTAAACTTCCTATTGTAAAGCTACCTACCTCACCACTATCTTTAATAATACGGGATAGTATTTGTAGAGTATTTAGATCTTCTTGAACAAACGTATTACCGTCTACCTTTACTAAAATCTCATTAGTCTTCTCAGCTTCTAAAGGTTTTACCCTTTCATTCAAGTCTATGATAGTATTAGGCTGTTCCTCTTTAATATAATTTTTAATTAGAGTTGGCATGTTTCCTTCATCGACATAAATCGTATCACACCAAGGTTCTAATACTTCTAAAAGACCAGGGTACCCTTTTAAAACTACTATTCCGATATTGTATTTAGGAGGTACGATAGGTTTCATTAACGAATCGTGCATTACGAAATGCCCCCACTTCCGTATAAAGTTACGGGTTGATCTTTTATTCTGTGCTAACCATTCTGGACTATCCTCATATATGGACTTTGCTTTGTCTACTGTATTTCTCCTACTCCCTCTACAGGTCATATGATAAACTGTACCATGCCAGGTCTGTACAAAGGTTATACCGTCTAGCAAAAACCTATTAAAAATATCCGAGTCTTCTTTTGACTGCGGTGCATATAAAGGATCATGTCCTCCAATAGATTGAAAATCTTCTACGTAAAAAGCCCAGGGAGCAAATATACCTTCAGTTGTATCTTGCTCAGGGAAAGCATTTGATAAGTACTTTAGTAATTCTTCTTCTTTAAATTCTTCAGGCTCTACTCCGAAGTCTTTTAAAATCTTCTCAGGTCCGTCAGGATGCAGTGGAGGTTCGATACGAGTTAGTGATACGATTGTACGAGGTTTTAGTTCCATTTCAATAGCATCTAACGCACCAGGACATAAATACATGTCAGCATGGTATATCATTGCTATTTTATTAGTAGCTACTTCGTTGATTAGAGTATCGTAGAGTATAGTATGTCCTAATCTATCAGGGCCTGGGTTTCTATGTGCTTTGAATAACGGGTCTTTATCCATCATTTCTAGACACCAGTCCCAAGTACCGTCTGAGGAGGCATCATCTGCAACACATATTTCTACTTCATGTCTTCCTTGGTGTTTACGGATAGAATCGTAAGACCATTTGAGATATTTTAGATTGTTCCTTCCGGGTTGAATTAGACTTATTTTCATTGGTTTTTATATTGTCTTATAGTTCTATGTTAAAGTATTTCTTAGCGTAGAGTTTCCTAACTTCTGGGTAGAAGTCTATGTCTCTACCAACACGTTTCCAGCACCTACCGTCTTTACCTAGTATTATGTCGCTATTCTCTAAAGGCTCTTTTCTCAGGTCTACAGGTTCCCATTTTTTATGGTGAAATTGTATTCCGTTCATTTCAAGATGGGGGTTAGAGTTAATATTATTTCTACTTCCAGCATCATCTTCATTACCTGTTATTGTAGACTTCCCTATTATCTTATGTTTTGAATATGGAGAGTTACAGAAGTATGTAAAGTTATCGCTCCTATCGTGTAAGGATGCTACTTTGTTTAGGAACGGCTTAATAAGTTTAATGTGGTAGTCTGGAAATATTAAGTGTTTAGGCATTTTAGTGTACGGGGAATATTCTAACAGTTCAACTGTTCTTAAGTACCAGTCGTCATCTTCCATACTCGGATAGTACCTATACCTTTCATCCCACCATCCCATCCGAACAATAGTTTTTTTATGTAAAGCAATACAGTTGAACGAGTTTAAGTGTATCTGTTCTAGTTGAGGTTTTGAACTAAGTATGTTATTTAGTACTTGAAACCAGTCCTCATCGAAAATCATATCGTCACAGGTTAGTATTACCCAGTCTGTTTTACTTTCCACTGTGACACGGTTCCAGGCCTTAGTTAAACCCTCATTTTCAGGATTATAAATAACCCTTACGTTTGAAAAGTTCTTATCAATCTCTTTAATGTCTTCTAAGTCTTCTCCTGTTGTATTATTATCGAATACGATAATGTTAAATAACGGCGACAGGGACTCGATACATCTCTTAAGAGCTTTTCCCCGGTAATAACTTACAATTCCTATTGTTATATCTTGCTCTTTCATTTTGTAAATATTGATATAGAGGGCCAGTTTGAGTTTAGTACTTTATAACCTACCTTCTCCTTTACTGAATTTATAGGTGTATATTTGTAAGTCTTCATCCATTCTACGTCATCTCTTTGTTTACTACCGCCTTCGAAAATAACGGTACTTCCGTTAGGAACAGCTTCGTATGTTTTAGCTATAGTATCTCCGGTGTTAGAGATATCTAAATGCAGGAGGTCGAAAGGTTCTGGTTCTCTAAGCCACTCGTAATAGTCTTGATGCTTAAATTCTACGTACTCACTTAGGTCATGGTTCTCTAAGTTTCTTTTTGTTTCCTCTAGAGTTGTATGTTTATATTCGTAACTCTCCCATAAGTCATAACAGTATATTTTACCTCTCCCTAATTGTTTTAAAGCTAAAGCTATTGATACTGTTGAATAACCGTATAGACATCCAAATTCAATTACTTTAAGGGGTTTTAATTCTAAAATAGTTTCATACAGAGTCTTACCTAGGTTATTTTTAGAGTAAGATGATGTAATTTGTATAGGCGAGTACATTTTTACTTAGTTGCAACTGTTTTTAACATAGGGTCTCTATCTCCTTTCCAATTCCACTCAGTAACTATAGTATCTGAGAAACCTAACTTTGTCATCATAGCATGTATTTTAGGAGAAGTATAGCAGTTCTGATGATATTGACCTTCACCGTGTTGACTTCCAAATAACATTGCTGTAATGTATCCCCATCTATTATCTTGATTATATGAATATGTGCCGAACCAGTGTTGTTTATTAATATCTTTCTCTTCAAGACTGTAGAAGTCTTTCCAGTCGTCTTTCGCTGCTAACCATGCTATGACTACCTTTTCAAAATTAGGTACAGAGAATTCTATTTTACCTCCTGGTTTTAATACTCTTTTAATTTCTTCGAATATTTTCTTCTCTTCGATAAAGGATAAATGTTCTATAAATCCATCTGCTATAATTTCATCTACTTCCCCATCTCTGTAAGGTAGGTTGAACACATCATAGTTAAATATCTTAGCATCATAAGGAAATTCTAAGTATGGGTACCTTTTCCTAATAACTTCCATACTGTCTTGATCGATGTTAACATAACCCTCTAATAGGTTAGAAGCACATCCTAAATTTAATTTAATCATATTAATATCCTTTCTTTATTGTCTTAACTATATATTCTCTCTCTTTATCAGTTACCCACCACCCTACAGGTATAGATACTACTTTCCCAATCGTTTTCTCTAACGTAGGTAAACTCGACCTAAACTCCTGTAAGCAGCTATGCTGATCGTTCCTTTCATGAACTTGTGATACAGTTATACCATTGTTTTTCATATGTTTTGTAAAAGCATCTCTATCTTCTACTAGTAAACTATATATCCAGAAAGCAGATTCCATGTTACTATGTCGTTTTAGTAATGTAATGTTCTTTACATTCTGTAGATGTTTGTCGTAGTACTTCGCATTACTTTTATGCCTACCTACTATCTCTTTAAAATAGTTTAAGTTCTCAATACCTACTGTAGCGCTTACATCGTTCATATGGAACTTAAAACCCCATTCCGGTATGTCTTGTTCGCATCTAAAATCTTTTCTATCTGATTCTCTATCTATACCATACCATCTTTGAAGCTTAGCTCTTTTGTATAATCGTTCATGAGGGAGTGATAATAAACCTCCATCAATAGAAGTAATATGTTTGGTAGCTTGAAATGAATGCATTACTATATTACCGTGGTTACCTATATACTTTCCTTTGTACTTAGACCCGAAAGAATGAGCTCCGTCTTCAATAACGGCAGGAGCGAATCCGTAGAGGTGTTTCGCTTTTTTCTGAATTTCTTTAATTTTATCTAGGTCGTTTGGGTAACCTCCCCAATGTACTAACATAATAGCTTTAGTTTTTGAAGTAATCTTTCTCTCTAAGTCATCTAAGTCCATATTAAGAGTTTCAGGGTCTATATCTACCCACTTTATTTTTAAACCGTTACCTAGTATAGGGAAGTTAGAAGCAGTACAGGTTAACGGAGTAGCTAAAACTTCATCTCCTTCTTCTAATCCAGGCCAGTTCTCATCCCAAGAAGCTATTCCCTCGTACTGTGCAACATTAGTCTGTGGTGATCTAAGTAGGTGTAATGCTAGATGTAAGGCAGAGGTTCCGGAATTAACTGTTATTAGTTTATCATTACCGAGTAAGTCTTTTAAATTCTCTTCAAACTCATCTACTTTAGGTCCCTGTCCTATAAAGCCGCTATTTAATACCTTTCCAACTTCAACTGCTGCCGAAGGAGCCATAAATACCTTAAATAAAGGTATAGCCGGTTTCTTATTTTTCATAATGTTTCGTAAAATTTATTTTGTTTTTCTTGCTTCTCGATACTTTTCTCATGTTTAAAGGCATATTCCTCCCTAAGTGGTAATGCACTTTCAAGTAAGTAACCCTCTAGAACCTCATGCACTTTATTCTTCCACTTAATTTTCCCGTTATTAGCGTAGATACGGCTTTGTAAGTCTGGGAAATTAATCCATCCTTTATCGTTAACATTCCATCTCCACTTTAGTATATGTTCTTTTGTGATTCCTTTAACAGTATTAACCCTAGGTACTAGTATCATGTCTACATCGTTATTTTCTAGTATCTGAGGTATCTTTTTCATAAAAGTCTCTGTAGGCATTTCATCTGCATCGATGTTTATTATGAAGTCTCCTGTGCAGAGAGCAGTTAGGTGGTTTTTAAACCTATCAAAATGCCCGTCAAACGGGTAGTTATGCCATCGGTAAGTATTTACATTAACTGTAGATGTTCTTAAGTACCATTCTACCTCAGAAGAACCGTTTAAATTATCGTAAAGAACGACTATTTCATCCTCAGACCGTTTGTGTTTAGTTAAAAAAGAAACTAACTTCTCTATTTCCGGTAACTCGTCTTTTACTGTGATTGCATATGATAATTTCATTACTGTAATATACGAAAAAAACCCTTGCAATGCAAAGGCTTTCTACTATTCTTATAAAGTTTATTATGCTAATTTTCAAATATGCCAATATACTGTAGGGCATCCATATAGTCTCTTTCTTCAAAGTCCTTACGTGTTGACATGTCCATTCTAAAAGCAAGGAACTCCCCTTCCTTCCCGGGTATTGGTATTTTTTTATCACCCTCTGTGACCAGTACAGCTTTAACTGCTGACCATTTCCATTCATCTCCGCTAGGTCCATTTGCAAAGACCATTCCTTTCTCAACTAAATTTACCGCCTGTGGCATCCATATCTCTTTTGTTTCAGGATCAGTCCACATAAGGTCTTTATATAGTTCAGGGAGGGATTCTAACTGTGCTTCGTAGAACTCACTACCTTCTACCATTAAGGAAGTACATTGAAAACCGCATCCCAAACAGTGCTTAATATTAATGTCTACTGTAACCTGTTGAGTATAGCAAGCATCTCCAGCACATCGTCTACATATTATAAGTGAGTCTTTATCTTTTTTAATCATATTTTGTTTAATTTTGGTAATTTTAATTCTGGTATTTTTAATTCAACCTTGCTAGAGAATTCAGGAAGTATACTATCTAACTTCTGCTCTAATAACTCTTTCATCTTATTCCAACTGAATTGATTATTTGATATGTAAGCCTGTCGCTTAGCCTTGCCCCTGTATTTCTTGTAATTTTCATATACATCTCTAAAGTAACCTCCTGCTTGCATAAAATCAACAGTAAACCACTGTGCTTCTTTTAATAACCATTTATTAGCAGCTGAAGGGTGAATATTAGTTAACTCTCCTTTTAGTAGTGTAGTATGTTCTGGGTTTAAAAAATCTAAATGTCCAGACCAGTTAGTTGTTATTAGAGGCTTCTGTGAGGTAGTAAACTCTAGTAAAGGTCTTCCAAAACCTTCTCCTTTAGTTAAGCTAACCATAGCTTTAATTTTAGGGTGGTTGTAGAGGTTATTCATCTCCTCATCTGTAAGATCTCCATTTAGTAGGTAGATGTTCGGTAAGTTGTTTGACTTAACTGTTTTCTTAATAGCTGCTATTTTAGCTAAGACCTTATCCCTATTCATATAGGAACTACTACCTGCAGTTACTTTCAAAAGTAATGCTGGTTTCTTAGCTTTATTTTTAAAGGTCTCATAGAAGGCTTTTACAGTAAGACCTATATTTTTTCTATCTTCTCCTATTATTCCTTCAAGCCACATACCGCAATGTAAGAAAACAAAGCTTTCCTTTATGTCTCCTAGGTTTAGACAGTTGTCAGGCACATTACTCTCTAACTTGTAAGTATCGGTGTCTACCCCTTCGAAAAGTACTTCAACAGGCTTTTTAACTTCTACCGTCCCTACTACTTCTTGAGTTTGGTTATTCTTCTGTTCGAACCTTAGACTTTCAAATATGTCTTTTGAATGCTTGGAAGATACAAAGTTCATATCCATCCTGTTTAAACCTTCTATCCAGTCAGGAGCACATACAGTAGCTTCTATTCCGGCAGTAAACCCGATATTATATTTACCGACAGGGTTAAATTCTGAAGGAATTGTGACTTGAGCCCATATGTCCGGTTTCTCTGTAAGGGTTTGGACTATGTGAGCGTTAAGGAATTGCCATTCCGGATGAGCGTCTATAAAACCGGTAGGAGTATTACCCCAAGCCTGAGGTAATACCTTAACGTCATATTTATCCATCTTTATAATTGCCTTAACTAAATCTCTCGATCTAGCTCCATATCCTGAGAAAGTCAGGATCGGGCAGGAGATTACAAAGGTGTTTCTTGATTTTTTCATTATGCTTAGTATACTAGTTTATGTGGTACAACTTTCTTTTCTAATTCTCCGGCAAGGATTAATTCAAAACCCTCTCTAGGTTTCCATTCATCAAACAGCCTATCTACACTCTTGATTATTCTCTGACCCATTAACTCTGAGGTGAACCCTGCTTCCGTTCCAGTAGCCCATTCTCTACCTTTTAAACCTCTGGATACTCTTTGATCAGGTGTTAATTCATATATCTCTCTAAACCTATCAGCTACATGAACTGGATCACATCGATCATCCCATATATAAGGAGTAGCAGGAGATCCTACCATTGATATTGAAGTAGGGTATACTGGGAATACCCATTCCCCACACTCGGTAAGAGTTTTATTATGGTTAGAAGGAAAATCTGCATCTAACTCCGCCCACTTACCGTCCTTAACGAATCTCATCTGATCTTGCATACCCCCGGTTACGTTAGCAACAAAAGGCGTACCGGATAGCAAAGATTCAGTTAATGCCAATCCCCACCCTTCATTAGATGATAGTAGTACAACAGAATCAGCTAGGTTATAAAGAAAGTTCATTTCCTCTACCTCTAAAGGTCTATCGGTAAGATGTACGTTGTAACCCTGATCTTCAGGTGTTAGCAACTCAATAACGGCAGGTAAATCCGTTCCATTAGGATCTACGGCTTGAGTATGTAATAGTAACATAGCCTTCTCTTTTTGACCTACAGGAAGACCGTCCACGAAATGTTTGAAGGCTAATATAGTATCCGGTATCTGCTTACGTCTAATGTTACGCGAATTGAAAAGAATGGTGAAGTCTATGTCCTTTCCTTGCTTACACCTATTGATAAAAGAAGTATATTTATCTCCCGTCTTCTCAAGAGAGGTTAAAGGTCTAAAATCCTTCTCATCAACACCATGGGGAACATACTCAATGACCTTGCTATCCCCTTTGTCTCCCAAGACTAACCTGTTAATGTTAACTGTCTGTTTGGAAATGCCTAGAAGTGCGTCACAACTTTCATAGAAGGTCTTGTTGTACATAGGTGCCGGGTAGTTATCCCATATGTTTAAGTAGATGATTGGAATATGTTTCCTAATCTCTGCCTCCATGTCAAATAACCATAACCAATACCTAGGATCGGTAATAATAAAAATTGCATCCGGTTTCTCGGTCTTAAGCATGACACGCAAAAGTTCCGGCGTACCATACCCCGATGTTGGATAGATTATGACAGACGAATCTTCTATACCCGCTTTTTTATTGGTATCACCGGATACGTCTAACTTTTGACCTGCTTCAGGATGGTTCACCGAACCCCCGATGTTGACCCAATTGTAATGGTGACAGGTCTTTGTTACCATCTCCCTGCCCATATGTCCTATGCCCGAATGAGCTCGTATGTCATCACAGAATAGAAGTATCTTCTTCCTGTTCTCTTTTTTAATATAACTTCCTTCTATCATTTCTTTATAACTTTAATATAAACACCTTACCCCAGGCAGGCAAGGTCTTTAAGATACTTTGTTAAGTATTCTTTGAGACTCTTTTTATTAAGTGTTTCTACGCGAGAGTACCTCTTTCCTAAAGTCCTCGTTTGTTAAATACTCGGTCATACACAGATCCACTAGATGCGTTAAAGTGAACTTGTCACGTATACATTCTACTTTGAAATCCTCAAATTTAACTCGATCTACCTTGACCGACGTTAGCACTCTTTCAATCTTATTCATACTTGTTTATATATAAATATACGTTACTTTCCTTTTTGGTGCCTATGTCATTTTAGATTCTCTTAGACTCTTTTAGATTCTGTTGGATTCTGTTGGATTCCTTTAGACTCCTTTAGACTCCTTTAGACTCTGTTGGATTCTTTTAGATTCTGTTGGATTCTTTTAGACTCCTAGTAAGGATATATATGGTATATAATTTGCGGGACTTTGTTTGTTATGCAGCCCCCCTCTTCCTATCGCAGAGATCTGGCCTGTCTTTAAAGTTGCAGTATTTACAGTTAGTCTGTGATGGTTCCTTAGCGTACGTAGTGTCTGCATACGAACCGTCTTTGTTAAAGCTTCTTTCGATGAAGTCTTTAACTAGGTTGACTGCTTTCTTTGTCTTTATTGGTCCGGATAAAAGTCTGGATTCGGATATCCTTGGTTGAGGGTAATCACTGTTTGCGAATACCTTACGCTTTAGTATCATAAACTTCACATCTATCTTTTCTTTAGGCACGTTAAATTGTCGTGCAAAGAATTCTTTGTATAAGATGAGTTGGTTTTGTGTCATTACGTCTTTCTTCTTCTTTGCATTCCAACCTCTGGTCGAGGTTTTGAAGTCAACCAAAATGAAAGATTCTGTTGGTTCGTGGTATAGTACTGCATCTATAAAGCCTTTAAATAGAATGTTTTCATAGTCTTTTTCTGGCGTTACCATTATAGGTATTTCAATTCCGGCAAGGTGCCATCCGGTTTTAGTTAAGTAGCTAGCTCTCCTCCTTTTAAACTCTCGAAGGATCTCTACCCCGTCTTCATAAAATTCGGATAAATCTTTCGCTGTTGAGAAGTGACCTCCGCTCTTCTTTACACTTTCTGCGTAGTTAGTTCTCATTTGACTCTCTAGATTTTCTTCTAGGTTCATTTCGTCTGCTGCTTTTACAGAGTTGTTGTAGAACGTTTCATAGTACTCTTGTATTACGAAATGGAAACTGCTCCCAAAAAGTGTATGGATCGATTCGGTATACTCTCGTAAGTTTTCTTTATAAGACAGCTCCCATTGTTTAGGACACTGGGTGTACATAGATATTTGTGAGTATGATATATGATTCTGTCCTTTCTCCTTGTCTGGTATGACTGGACTATAATCTTTTATCTCTTTTAATATCTTTGGGAGCTGCTTCTTTGCCATACTTATTTACTGTTCTTTAAGAGTTCTACTTTTAGCTTTTGTAGGTATAGTAACTGGTCCATTACTTCCTCGATAGCGTGCGTGATCCAATCTACCGGAGTAAGGTCATCCCTGTCCATAGTTGCTCCGTATTTAAGGAAACCTACTTCGGCTCGTTTAACTAGATCCTCGTTTATACTCTTTACTATAGAGTCAGGTTGAAATCCTGAATACTTAATGCTATTCACCTTCTTCGGTTTCGTTTAAGAATTCACTTCTTAATGCTTTTGGTAAGGTTTCAGATAGTATCTCTCCTGTTTTTACGTCGTAGAATACTGGTATTGGTAGCATTCCGTCTTCCGCAGTTCCAGATACAAATTTAGAAACTTTGCGAAGAATTACTCCTTCTGCAAAAAGTTGGTTACCGGTTGAGCTTTTGATAGCGGTTGTGTTTTTTAAATCAATGTTTGGTTGGCTTGGTTGTTCCATATGTTTTTTTTCTTTAGTATGTTTTAATTTAATTTTATAGAGAGTAATCACCGTATATGGAGAAGCTCTTTATCTCCTCTTTCACTTCTACTGCAATAGTTGAAATAGCATAGAGCTTTCCTTTTAGAGGTTCGAGTTGAAAGTCTGACTTTAGTCCGGTCTTATCAAACCAGGCTTGCAAGGTTTGTGTTATACCTTCGTGAGTATCGCTTTCTCCCTCAAGTACCCACCTGTCACCAGGCGGGTTTCTTTTTGCTATGAGAGTGAGTTGTTGTTTATCCTCAGTCATTTTAGTTTAACCTAGCATTAGTTCTTCTGGCGAACCTTCCTTTGTTGGTGTAATAGTAGGTTCGTCTGCTACTACTGCTTCGGTTAGCATAATTGTACCTGCTACGGAAGATGCATTCTCTAAAGCAGTCCTAGTTACTTTAAAAGGATCAATTATACCTGCTTCCTTCATATTAACAACTTCTTTATCGTATACATGGTAACCGTACCAAGGTCCCTTAGCTACTACATCTTCTATTATCGTCTCAATCTCGCTTTGTTCGTATCCTGCGTTAGAGAGTATTTTAATAAAAGGTGCTTGACATGCTTGCTTAACTATACTTGCTCCTGTAGAAGTTTTAAGTATACTTCGACTTGCATGTAGTAATGCTGCTCCACCTCCAGGTACTATTCCTTGTTCAATTGCTGCTCTGGTAGCATGTAAAGAGTCTTCAACTCTATCTTTAGTCTCTTTCATTTCTAATTCAGAGTTACCTCCTACATGTATGATAGAAACTCCGCCAGTAAACTTACCTAAGCGTTCTTGTAGTTTTTCAGTTTCAAAAGGAGACTTAGAATGATCTATTTGTAATTTTAATTCATCTAGTCTTTTAGCTATATTATCAGCTTCTCCTTTACCGTCTATAATGATAGTATTCTCTTTCATTATATTTGCTTTTCTTGCTTGACCGAACCAGGATTTATCTAACCTACTTAGCTTCATACCTTTTTCCGGACTAATTACCTGTCCTCCGGTTAATATAGCTATGTCTTCCATAATAAGCTTTCTACGGTCCCCAAAGTCTGGTGCTTTTACTGCTACTACTTTTAAAGTACCTCTCATCTTATTTACAATCAAAGTCGCTAATGCTTCGTTATCAATATCCTCACATACTATTAACAGAGATTTGTTCTCTGATGATACATATTCTAATACTGGTAGGAGGTCTTTAGCTTGTGATAGTTTCCCATCGTATATTAAGATGTAAGGTGAGTCTAAGATTGCAGACATCGATGCATTATCACTAACAAAGTATGGAGATTTATAACCCCTATCGAATTGAATACCTTCTACAGTTTCAAGATAAGTTTCTCCTGTCCTTGATTCTTCGATAGTTACAATACCGTCTCTCCCCACTGCTTCTAAGGCTGATGTAATAAGATTACCTACCTCTTCGTCATTGTTGGCAGACACCGTGGCAACCTGCTTTAACTGCTCTTCTGATGTTATCTCTGTAACTACATTCTCTTTAAGGTACTCCATAACCTTCTTCACTGTTTCATCTAGCTCTCTTTTTACTTGTACTGCATTCTCTCTCTGATCTAAAGCGTTCAACCCTTTAGTAGTTATTATCTGAGCTAGTAATGTTGCTGTAGTTGTTCCGTCTCCTGCTGTATTAGCAGTGTTAATTGCAACCTGCTTTATCATATCTATCGCTATAGATCTAACAGGGTCGCTAAACTCTATTACCTTTGCTACTGTTACACCGTCTTTAGTAGATCTAACTTCTCCAGTCTCGTCTCTATACACTACGTTTCGACCATTCGGACCTAAGGTAGCGGTTACTGCATTTGCTAGTAAGTCAATACCGTCAAGTAGTTGCTTCCTAGCTTCGTTTGAATATTTTATGTGTTTGCTCATGTTTTACTCTTCTTCTTTTTCTAATAGTGCTAATATTTGGTTCTCAGGTCCTATGAAGTACTCTTCTCCTTTGAATTCAAACCTAGTGAATCCCATTGCTGGTAGTACTACCTGATCCCCTTCTTTTAACAGGGTGGGTATAAAACCTACGCCTGGCATATTATGCCCTGGACCTATACTTGTTACTTCTCCCATCTTGTTCTTCTCGCTGCCGAGGTCCGGTACTATGATGTTTCCGTGATACTCGTCTCCTAGCTCTATAGGTTTGACGATAACTGCATTGTAAACTGCTTTTAGTTTCATGTTAATTGTATTGAATTTAAGTTATCTATAATTGTTGACATTTTATCTATATACTCGTGTAGACTTTTATAATCTTCATCTTTAAGTGCGTCGTGTTTAATCATCTGAAATCCTTTCTCTATCCCTGTGGTGTAACCTAGAGTTATTATACGTCTATTACCTGACTTTTTAGCTTTTACTTCTTTATATACTGCATAGCAGTATTGATCCATTTGAAAGCTGTAAGGATGTAGCTTAGGATCAGTTAAGAATTTCATGTTAGTGGTTTGTTCCTTATTCATATAACTTTAATATAGTTTCTTTTTTAATGGTTTACAACTTTAATCTTTAATGTATAACTACTTATTTACTAGTGAGCTTCAGCCATGTTCTTTCCTATTTCTGGAGGTGCTTTTAATGTTACACCTTTCATTTTCGTAGTATTTTCCATTAAGTCTTGAACCCACGGTAGACATTCTTCTGCTTTATCTGCTGGACATTTTATTACTAATTGGTCATGTATTTGTGCTATTACAACTCCACCTATTCCTAACTCTTTAAATTTTCTATTTATAGCTAAAGCTGCTCTATTTACTACGGATGCAGCCATACTTTGTAGTTGGTAATTTAACGAACTGTTTAATGCGTTCTTATAATCTCTATACCATTGAAGTACTTGGTCTTTACCGTACTCTCTCCCTAACTCTCCTCGAACTTTCCAGTCCATAATAGAATCTCCAAATATATCGTAGACTGCTTTACCTTTATCCAGGTGTCTAATACGTCCTACTTCGTTTTTGATAAAACCATCTCTCTTGAAAGATTCTCTCGAATTAATTATCCATTGAGCCACTCCGGGGAAACCGTCTAGATAACCTTGGTGTAAACGTTTACCTTCTTCTTTAGATACTCCTAGAGACATTGATAAAGCAAAAGCAGACATTCCGTACGCTATACCTAAGGAATACCCTTTAGCTGTATTTCTCTTAGGTGCGTCTATTTTCTTAAGGTAGTTAGGTGCTTTAGTATCAGCAGATACTCCGTTAGGGTATTTAGTTGTCTGATCGTTTAACTTCTCGGTTCGTATTGCTACGGTAGAGTAGAAATCATGTTCCTTGTTAAAGATCTCTTGTAACGCTTTGTCATCTGATACTGAAGCGAATAAGTGAGGCTCTAAAGAAGTATAATCGCTATCGATAAATACATGTTCAGGATCTGATATAAAGAAGGCTCTAATCGTATTTGTATACTTTACAATTATTGGATCTGCTTCTCCTTCTTCTTTAGGTTTTGGTAGTTGTTGAAGGTCTGATCCGTATCTCCCGGATACAGTTCCGTTCTGTTTAAAGTAGGGGTAAAATCTTCCATCTTCTGCTGCGGTATAAAACCTGTCTATGTAGGTTGATTTTATCTTAAGTAGTTTGTTGTATAGACGTAGGTTCTGCAACCATTCGTACTTTCCGGAAAGTGCTTGAATAGTATCGTCGTCAAATTGAGGTTGACCCTTTGCAGTTTTTGATAGAGGTTTCTCTTTTAGGTAATTAAATGTTATCTCTGCTAACTGCTTCTTAGACTGTATATTGATTAATACTCCGTCGTTAGCATCTTTCCAAAGCTTCATTGAAACTCTAAGTACTACTTCTTCTTTGAGGTGGTTAAGTTCTCCACTAAGTAGGTACTCTCTTACTGGATGGTCATCAAGCGCTTCGACGTTAGATTGCTTAAGTGAATAACCTCTTGCTGTTTTAGGCATCGGGAGTCCATATAAATCTACTAGGGTAGATGCCCATTTACCTTTTGGAGAGGGTGGGAATGCTTTTAAGGCCGAGTCCATTATCCAACTCTTTACTTCGCTTAACTTTAATAACTCTGTCATTACTGAGTCTTTAAAATTAGCTTGGTCTTTTACAATGGCTTCTCTGGTTTCTTCTATAAGTGGTATATCTAGAGCAATACCTTCTATCTCCATAGGTATAGTAACTTCTCTATACAGGGGCATTACCTCATCTTCAAAGAATAGTTTCTCGAGTCCTTCCTTTTCTAATACTTTTAAGAAGTGATTACATATCCTTAAAGTTAGATCTGTATCCGCAGCTGCATACTTTGATAGTATATCTATGTCGGCTTTGTAGATTTCGTATAATACTCTTGTAGTTACTCCTCCGTTCTCCTTAATGGAAGCTTTAAGTTCTAATTGCTCTTGGTTTGCTGATTCTTTTACATCTAATCCGATTTCGTCTTGAATCATAATTGCTATTGACTTTAGTCCGAAAGGATTTCCGTATCCGAAAGCACCTTCTTCCTTTACCGTATGTACTAGCAGTGCTGTATCTACCCATATGTCCGGGATCAAGTTGACACCGTAGAAATACATGATAAATTTACAATCGAATGCAAGATTGTGTCCGATTAACTTCTTACCTATTAAAGTCTTTAATAACTTAACCATTATACTGTCTACACCTACTCCATCTATAAATACCTCATCTAACGTCTCCGTCTCTTTATTCCATATCCTAGAAGGTATATACCAACCGTTACCTTCTTCTGTAGAGAAGGAAACACCTATTATCTTACCCTTCCGAGTGTTTAGTGAGGTAGTCTCAGTATCTATTGCAATCTTATCATGACTTTCTAGTTCCTTCCAGAGTACTAGTAGTTCCTCTCTTGTCCTGACATTAACGTATTCTTTTTGTATAACCTTTTCCATTAACTTAAATATAATAAAAAAAGCCTGCCAAAGCAAGCTTAATTTAGGGTATTAGTAGTGTTCTATTTTTGAATGTAACGTGCTACTATTGCATCAGCTTTTTTAACTGCTTCTGTCATAGTATCTTCCTTCATTGTTTTTTTATGGGTAGCTTCTTCTAAGTCATCTTCTTCGTCGTATCCACGTATACCTAACCCTTCTAATCCCATATCTCCTAGTTCCTCACGACTAAATTCGTCAGATAGTTTCTCTCGGAAGTTTGGTACTTCTGCTATCCATTGTACCATTACTTCTGTACAGCCTGGATTATCTTCTATAAACTCATCAAATCCTCCGCTATAACCTAGAGCACTAAATAAATCGTCTAGGTCTCCTGCTGTTGATTCATTAAGAGTTCGCTTACTTTCTGAGTTTTTCATCTCAAGTAGGTTCTGTTTTATCAGTTCTCTAAGTTCTGTTCTTTTCATTTTAGTTTAGTATATATGTTATAAATAGGCAGTTAAGACGCTTTTTCAAACCCTGTTGTACCTCCTTGAAACTGTCCGTCGTATAGTTTATCTACTTCGTTATTCTCGTGGAAGATTATCTGACAAACTCTAGCGTTTCGCTCTACAATAAGCTTTACTGTCACTATCATAACTGTACCCATTTTCTCTGTTCGGTAACCAGGATCCCATACAGGTGATACTATCTGTGTACCTGTTCTATATAGAGAACTTCTATGTAGCATAAGTCCGGTGCAATTACTCGGTATAGAGCAACCTTCGTTAAAGGATAAAGCATACGTTCCTGGTTCTAGTATCCAGCAGTCTCTTCCATCTACTCGTGAAGTTTCTACGTCTACGAAAAAGTCGGGATTTATTATTGTCGTCTCTTTGTAGACTACTGAACCTCCTGTAATCTTTTCAACCTTTCCTAGGCTAAGGTCGATTCCTACCTGTGCTTCCTTCGAGTGTTCTGAAGGAATAATTATTCCTCTCTCTAGAATATCTCTGCTGTTTAGTATCATACGTATAATATAGTATAAAGTTATATGTTCTCCTACTTAGAGTGAAAATATAGAAGGTAGGTTTCTATTATGTCCGTGTTCGTCGTCGCATCCCATTCCTACAATCCACTCATCTTTAATAGTAAATCCCCAAGTGAAGTGTCTAATAGTAGGTACTTCGTCATCGTAGGGGTCCCATTCATTTTCTAGCCTCTTAACTAAAGTCACAATGTTTATAGATGCTGGCTTCTTAACTTGTAGGTATTCTGATACTGCTTTCATAGTATTCCCTGTATCGTATATATCATCTACAAGGTAGATATGTTTACCTTTTACTGCAGTTTCCAAGTCTTTCGTAATTTGGATATCTCCTTGTTTCCGTTTACTTATATAAGATTTAACTCTCATAAAGTCGCATTCAATATCAACGTCTAATGCGCGTACAAGTTCTGAGTAGAACATAAAGCAGCCGTTAAGTAAACCTACCATTACGACTGGTGTTTTATCTCCTCTATGTTCGTCTGCTATCTGCTTAGCTAGTATCTTGGTCTTAATTTCTATAGCTTTGCGATTAATTAGTTCTTGCATCTGTTATACCATTCTGTTTTTACCGAACATCATAATATGTAATCTTGGAGTGAATCTCCAACCTCTCTTAAGTGCTTCTTCACTAGCCCATCTAGTTCTACTGTTTAATGCATCTACGTCAACTCCTTCTGGCATTAAACATACGTCTGAAGGTTCCCATCCTGTTAATTGTTCAAGTATTTCTTCAATCTCTACAATATCATCGTCTTCTAATACTACGAATTTTAACTGAAAGTCATTATTAAATAGTTTCCTGCCGTTAATAAAGCTTTGCATTGCTTCTATATTAATTCTAGTTAGCTCATGTTTGTCTGCCCATTTTAAACTATACTCAATACCAGTATTCTTTAAGTTCTTTATCCACGGAGTAGAGGTTGAAAGTTTAGGGGACATTGAGACTAAGTCAGTGTATTTAGCTACTTCGTCTGTGTATATGGTAGCGTTGGTTTCTATAGTTGTATGTAACCCTATCTCTTTAAACTTCTGTAAGAGTTCTGCTAATCCTTTATGCTGTATTGTCGGCTCTCCTCCACTAACTACAACATACTTAATACCTTGATCTAAAGTATTCTCAGATACGATTCTAACTATTTCATCGACTTCTATCTTATTTTTTTCTGGATTGTGGGAAGAGTACGGGGTATCACAAGGGGATCCGTTTCCATCTACCCCAACCCATGAACATCTTAAGTTACATCCTGAGGTTCTTACAAACAAGCAAGGAGTTCCTGTAAGTTTTCCTTCGCCTTGAAAAGTTCCCGGTACAGAGTAACCAGTAGAGTCCTTTGCAAGTTGACCTTTAATCGGGAAGATCCCGTTTTCTACTAAATTTATCTTCATTTTTTATTTTTCTTTAATATACAACCTTCTTACTTACTATACTACTTTTAAAGTATTTTATTTTGTTTTACTTTTCTTTAAACTCTCGAGTGACATGTTTTGCATCATCTTAGATAGGATTTTTTCGTCTTCTTCTGTAAAGCCTTGTTTAGGTTCTGACATTTTCCATTTACTATCCTTGGCAAGGTCGTCTTCCTGTTCTGTTGTTTTACAATCTCCCACCGTTTACTTACTGGTTGTAGAAGTTAACAACTTCTTGAAATGTCTTCAACCCAGTAAGTTTTCCTACGATTGTACCAGAAGAGTTCATTTTTAGTAGTGTAGGTACTGTTTTAACTCCGTACTTTACTAATTCCTGCTTATCCCTATCTGCATCTAACTTAGTTACGGGTATTCCAACACCTTGTACTTTGCTTATAATTGGACTAAAGGATTTACAAGGTTGACACCATTCTGCGCTTATATAAATTAATTCACTCATAACTTAAACCATTTCCTCTATTATACCTACTACTTCACTTGCTACTAGTATAACTATTGCTGTTACTGGATCTACTACTAAAAAACCGTACCCTATTATTCGAATCCCTGATTTAATAAAGGATATGATTTGGTGTTTTTTAGGATGGGGGGTTAATGTAGCAATAGGTCTTGTACGTCCTGTACTATGGTATTTGTATGTGTTAACTCCAAGATCTGACTTTCTGGATGTTCTACTATACTCTTTACTACTCATTATTTCTCTTTCGCTCATATTATAGTTTTTGTTTTTCTGTTTTAAAGTAAGCAACAATTGTCTTCTGTGCTTGGTATTTAGCGTATTCCCAGGTTACAAGTCCGGTTCCGTCTTCATACTGGATTGGATCAGGTCTTCCTAGTTTTATAAATGCTTCGATACGTTCAATAGAGCTAGCAGAGTATATATCACTATTTCCTGATGGGTATGGCTTATAAGACGTATTTGTTCTTTTATAAACCTCGTCAAAGTCAAGACCTAAGCTTTTACATAGTTTTTCTCCGTCTTGAAGTATAGTAAATTTATCTCCCTCTAAGTATGGTGTAAAGTAATTTACTTTTTCTGCATCCCAGTTACCTTCTCTAAAAGCAGCATCGTCTGCATCTCTAAACTCCTGTCTACAGTCTGGGTATATTTCATGATCTCCTGAATGTATTCCTAAAGCTATATCTGTACTCTCTTGGGTTCGGTTAGCGATTGATAAAGCTACTGCTTGAGTAATTGAAGCGAATATTTTATTTCTATTAGGTACAACCGTTGCTTTTTGATTCTCCTCAGCATAATAACCTTCTGGTACATCTTCTCCTCCTTCTACTAGAGCTGATTCTAATAAGTCTGCTAGTCCGTTTAGTTGTATCTGCCTATATGTTACTTTATGTCCTTTGGAACTTAAATAGTCTACTAGTTGTTGAGCTCTTTCTAACTCTACTCTATGTTTCTGACCGTAATCAAATGAAATACCGGTGACAGTGTTGTACTCTTTTAAGCACTTTAGTAATAGAGTGCTTGAATCCATTCCTCCTGAGAGGGATACTACTGCGTTTTTCTTTTCTTTATTCATACTTCTTAACTTATAACTTTTACTTTTACTTTTTTAATATTTTAACGCTAAAGTTTTAACCCATTCTTCATCTTCCTTTAAAAGCTGTAGTCTTACTTGAGCTAGTTTACTTAGTACGTTGTCCCACTCTTCATCGTATATGTTAGGGCGGTTTTTTAAGTGTACTGCTTCTAAAATATGCCCTTCCCTTTCTAAGATAGTTAGTAACTCTTCCATATCGGCGTAGGTTAAGGTGTTGTATAGTTCTTGTATATTCATAACATTAATATAAGTTTAATATCTCTTTTAAGCAACTATTAAGACTAAGCTGTTTTGTCACTGACTGGTCTCTGTGTTTCTTCTTTATTCACTCTAAGGGTGTCTTCTCTTATTCTACAGGCACCTCCTTGGGAAAGTACTTTCTTAAAGAGAATTATTTCCTTCTCAGCCCAGTTATAACTTAATCCTACCAACTCTTCCTTTGTTGTAAGTTTTCCGTTTAACGTTACTTCTTCAATTCTACGAATACTTTGTTTTCTCAGTACCATTATTTAATCTTCTTGTTTAGTGTTTGCTGCTACTCTGACTTCATGCCAGTGGACTCTTCCGGCAGCTATAGCTTTTTTAATATTTTTCTGCTTTGTTGATAGAAAAGCTTTACCACTCTTAACTTCTATAAAATGGACTGAGCATTTTGTAGGAGATCCTGTGTCTTTGTAACCTACGAAGTCTATCGGCTTGCCTAAGAAAGTGACGTCTTCTGGTGGAAGTGGAAACTTATCTATAAAAGGAGCGAAGTTTTCTATAGCAAGACCCCAGTTTACTGAGGATGATCTAAACTTTGCTTTTCTTATAATACCTTCTCTCTCACTGTCAAACTTCGCAGCTTGTGTTGTTATGTGGGCTTGTGCTGCTAATAGGGTGACCCTTAGGTAAGACATTGCTATGAAGAGGATTCCTATTACTATTACTAATACTGTTACTGTTGTCATTTATTTTTTTTTAAATTAAACCAGTCCTAAGTTCCTAGCACGTGCGTAGGAGACCTCTCTTCCGGTTTTAGGGTTTAAATACGTTCGTTGTGATTTTGCTATTTTTACGTTTCGGTAAAATTTATAACCCGGCGGGTACTTTGTAGTTGTAGAGTACGGTCCATATGCGTTTTTTTTCTTGTCGTACTTCCATACACATATTGAACCGTCTTCATTTTCCATCTCTAACTGGTAAGTAGTTGCTCTTTCGTATACTTTCGGCACATAAGTGTTTTTCTTTTTTCCTTCCATGCCTAAATATACGAATACTTTTAAGACTCTACAACTATAAGATTTTACTGCCTAAGAGTTTTTTTATTTCTAAAATCTACTCCTACAAATTCTACTGGTATCATGTCTTGATGTGTTGCTCTTATAGGATTAATATCTAACCCTCCTCTTCTTGTATATAGTGCGCAAACCATTAATTTGTCTGGTCTATATGCTTCGTTAAGGTGTGTAAAAACCATCTCTACAATCTCTTCGTGAAAGTGAGAAACTTGTCGATGTGATACAATATATCTTGCGATTGATGCATAGTCTGGTTGCTTTACTCCTTCCATGTGGATGTATACATCTCCCCAGTCGGGTTGGTTTGTTACTCTACAATTAGATCTTAAAAGATCGGACTGTACTTTTACCACTTTATCTGAGACTTCTTGGTCTAAGCTTTCTAATTGATTTGCATCTGATTTGAATACATTAAACTTTATAGTATCTAGGTCTACTAGTTGGTCAAGGTTTGTAAAACCTGTTCCGAAATCTGCCTCTGCTTTAAAGTCGTTGTAGAAGAACTTTACTTCTACTTCAGTATTAAGGCAGAGAGATAAGTCATTTGCTACTCTATCTTCAAATTCGCTAATACATTCGTTGGCAGTATTGCCCATACGAGTCATATTGAAGGAATTGAAGTACAGTTTTATAGATTTAGACTCTACATGCAGTGGTGAGTTAGCAGGATATACTATTTTCATCATACCTGCTACAGGTCTCCCTTTCTGTGTGATAGCTGATACTTCGTATGCATTCCATACGTCGCTTCCTACGAAAGGTAAACTGTCTTCCTTAATACCGTACCCTTCTCTATTAAGGTTTCTAGGGATAGCTACTAATAGTGCGGGGTTGTATATGTCGCTGTACCCAGCTCCACCTACTTTACCAAGGTGATGCCCAGCGATTTTAACTACTTTTTCTTGGTTTGTACTTTGATCTTGCATTTTCTTTACTTATAACTTTTAAATATTCTTTAATATAACACTCCTTTTAGTCTTTTACAACTTTGCTGTTAGTAAATTTTAACATCGTCATCCGGAGGTGCTTTTCTCACAGTAGACTTGTTCTTACTCCTTTCAAGTTCTTCTAACTTACGTTTACGGTAACTAGATAGTTGAGAAGGGTCTTTATATGTTCCTAAAACTCCTTTTTCTTTATTAATAGTGGTTTCAACAAGTTTACTGTCTTCAAAGGTGTTTATGTAAGGAGCTTTATCTTGAATTGGTTTACTTTCCGGCTTGTCTGTTAACACCTTCACTAAATCTTCTTCAAAGGCAATGTCTGCTTCTTCAAACTCCTCTCCTAACTCAGTAGCGCTATTGTCTACGATACCCTCTTCTAAATCTTCTCTAAAGGTAGTTTCTTCGTATTCATCTAAGGAGTTTGAAAGACTATCGTAAGAATCAACTACGTTTCGCATATTCTCTACTACATCCTCTATAGGGATAGCTTTTTTACTTTTTATCCTACTAAATGCGAAGTTGGCAGCTATTACAAGTGCTATTGCTAGAGGATCAAAGACGAAGATAATAATTAACAGTAGGCAGTTTATAATTTTATCCATCGGTATACCGGTAAGTCCTGATAAGTACTTTAACGAGTTTAGTTCTTCAGATACATCGTTGTTAGTTGAGACTTCTATAATTTCAGTTTCATAGTCGAATAGTTTAATGTTCAAAGCGTCTACCTTACTGTTAATGCTAGTTTGCCTATTCATTGAATGGTCTAGTTGTTTTTCTAACGCTCTTCGGGTTGATGAGGAGGTAGTAGTTACTAATTCACCGTTTGCATTCGTATACTGTATTGTATTGTTTGCTAATCCGGATCGTAACTCTGCTACAGCTTTATCAATACCTTTCTTTTCATTAGCATAAACTACAAGCTGTTCTTTAGTGTTATCTCTTCTAGTTTCTATTAAAGTAATCTGTGAATCAACAGCTCCGGATTTTAAAGCTGTTGCTTGGTATGCTGAGGATAGAAATCCGTAAATTCCCATACTTGTTATTAATATTAATATAAAACAAGCTGCTGAAAGATACGCTTTTAAGACTACAGGTAGTGATTTACGGTACTGATATAGTAGGGAAGCAATCACTAGTTTAGCTACTTCTAAGGAGGTAGCCATTACTATAACTGCAAATGCTGCTCCTGCAAATAGTTTACTAAGGCCGCTAACTGAGTAGAAAGCAGCGGAAGCAGATACGGATAATGCTGAGAGAGCTATTATGAATGGTAACACTCTTTTTTGTATTTCTTCTAACATTTAAGGGGTGTTTATCCTTTTGCGAATTGACTCTTAAACAGTTCCCAGTTCTTACATGCAAATACTCCAAATGCAAACCCTGCGTAAATAGGGAAACCAGTACTCCAGAGTATAATTCCAGCTATCACAGCTACTATACCTTCAATTCTGTTTGATACAATCCAACTTTTAACAGCGGTGTATGTTGTTTTAATAAAACTTAATACTTTTTTCATGTTTACTTATTTTAATTTACTATTTTTATAATAGTAATAATACGAATAAGTACCTGTGTAATCAAGCTAATTTTAAACTTTTAGGTAATCATTGAGGAGTGTGCCGACTGCTGCTGCTTTTTGTTTAAGATATGCCCAGTTCTCTTTAGTAAGTTTATAATCTGTGTTATAAGCTACAGATAGAGTTCCTATAAAGTGTCCTTCTAAGTCCTGTAGTGCTACCATGTAGAAAGACTTAGTTCCATATTGCTCTGCAAACTGACTGAGTCCGTAATCTTCTGCTGTGGTGGAAGGTACTGATATTTCTCCTTTATCACTTAGCTCTGACATTGCTTTTGGAAAAAGGGAGCATGGTATATTTTGAAATACCATTTGGCTAGGTATAGTGTGTAATGAGGTTTTTTCGTAGAATATAGAGAACTTTTGGATTGATTTACTGGTAGGGTAAAAGTGGCCGCCGTTATGAAATTGGGTTACCCATACTCTATCAGCTCTTAAGTCTGCTCTTACCGTTTCTAACTGGTCGTCTACTACTGAGTTTAGTGCAATTGCTTCTCCAAGAGGGTAGGCTTTTTTAACAGGGTCTATTTTCTTTTTAAACCAAGCTACTACTATAGGTCCTAATACTGCTGTTATTAATGCAACTACGATAGTGGTAATCATTACTATAATATCCATTTATTTTTGTTTACTGTGTTTATTTTGTTAACTTTATTACTATAAACTTACAAGCATGTCTAGTAATTCCGGTTGTGGAAACATATCAAACTTATCTTTACGGGTATTTGTATGTGTCCAGGTGCCTTTAACTCTTCCGTAAAAAGCATCTTCGTTAAATTCAAAAGCATCTGCTCCTAGGCTCTTAACCAAAGTAGGTAATCCTGCTCTAATGTCTATGTTGTCTCTCTCTCCTATAAAAAGAAGCCATTTCTGTAAAGATTCTATTTGAGTATTAGAATACCTGTGCCAGGTTAAATGACCTCTGAAAGGTTTAGGTAGTGTTACTATCTGAGATTCCTTTGCTACTGTTCCAGCATAGGTTCTTCCGTTAATAATGTATCCGAAATTGCAGAGTTCCATTCCTACTGAGTTTTTATGCATCGTTCTAGACCCGTTTCTGCCTAAATGGTACCCGTAGTTACCTTCAGGGAATGCTTGAACCGTAACACCATCATAGTCGACACTTCCGTCTGATACTTTAGGTCCTCCGAGGGTAAATTCTGTACAGATAGCACCGCGGGTGTCATTGCTCCAGTTGTCTATAGTTTTAAATGGATTATTCCAGCCTGCTGTATGATGTATAAATACCCACTCTGGGTTTGTCGGTCCTTTCTTATACTCGTGACTTGGTAAAAAATGTCTATTTACGATTAGTCCGTTTTGTGTTGTATAGGTTTTTTCGAAAGCATCAGTAGTTGCTATACCCATAGCGTCCCAGGTATTAGGGCCTACAATGCCGTCCGGTATTAGATGATTTGCAAGTTGCCAGTTCTTAACGGCTTCTTCTGTACCTTTTCCGAAAATACCGTCTGCAGGTGAATTTAGAAACTTTTGTAACTGTTTAACTTCTGTGTTTCTTGAGTTAAGTCTTAAAATCATAATAGGGTGTTATTTGTTCAAATACTGGTTATTAATTACTAGCTCTGATTATTTTTATTATTCCAGATTTTATCTATAGATGTTAGTCCAAGTGCTCCGAATGTTAGAGCTGCTACTGCATTAACTAAGGCAGTTGAAGGAGCTACGGATACGTCTGTAAAACTGTTTACAATCATTGTAGCACATAAACAAATACCTGCGATAAGTCCCATAATTCTTTTAGAAGAAGGACTTCCTTTTTCATCTTCTAATACCCCTTTTATCCAGTTTAATAATTTCATAAATGACTTGTTTATAAGGTAAGCACTATATAAATGTTTAATGTAATACTTATTTTAGTATACATAGGGATAGGGGCTATTAACACCCCTATCTTCTGTATGTTTATTTAATTATTCTACGTGACATCCAAGAGGTCCACAAGCTACTTCGCCTGCTAGTTCTGTATTGTCATCCATTTCAACTACTTTCGATAAATCTACTCCTACTAGAGTTTTCATTAACTTTTCATATTCTTCCTTAGTACAATCTTCAAAGGGACTCTGAATATATGTATGCGAGGAGTGTGGTAATACTGATAGTCCATTATAGTTCTTACGTTCTTTCCACATCCACTCTGCTACTTCTTCCCAACCGTCGTCTTTAATTGAGATAGTTGCAGATACGTTATGTGCATTACTTCCGTTCCTATGCCCTGGTTTAACCCATTCTATGTAGACCTTCTTAACTCTCTCTAAAAGTTCTATTGCACTTTCAGTTCTTAGTATTGCTCCTTCTGGTGCTTTCTGCGGTATCGTTATAACAGCGGTATCGTGGGGTCTGAAGTATTCATCTTCTATTAGTTCAGGATGGTATTTTGCTAGGTGTATGTATAGAGACTCGTTCTTACCTATTCTTATTCTCCTTAAGTAGTAGTCGTTATGCCAAGCATGTATTCCTGATGATGTCCCTAATGTTAGTGAGGTTGTCCCTGCAGGCTTCACGGTTGTTACACGAGCAGCTTTGTTTATATTAATAAGTGCAGCAACCCTTTCATTCTCCTCTGTAGCAACAGTTGCTGCTTCGGTAATATCTAGCTTCAGTACTGCTGCAGAAGCTATACCTGTCATCGATACTCCTATTAATGCATCCTTTTCTGTAGTACGTCTCCAAACCTCTCTTAAGTAGTGGAAGTCTGTATAACCTGCTTGAAGTGTTCCTAGAAAGGATGCAGCCTTTACTCTTTCGTTTAGTTCTTTCTGAGTACCTACGTCACTTACGTTAACTTCACATAGGTTACAAAATGAATAAGGTCTAAGTGCTATTTCTGCGCATGGATTTGTTCCCCAGTCTTTATTGTTCGTAAAGATTATACCTGGTTCACCTGCTCCGGATGCTTTTACTCTACTCCAAAGTTCTAAGAAATATTCTTTAGTAACTTTTCTTCGTAGTAGAGTTGCAGAGTTATTAGCTCTACCTCGTTGTGGGTTTAACTCCCACCAGTTACCTGATTTACAGGATATCATTTCTTCATCATCTGCGGAGAATAGGGATATTAAAGCTGCTCGTCTAATACCTCCTGCAAGAACTGCATCAGCTATATGACATACAATATCATGTACTTCGATAGGTTCTAACTTATCTCCATCTTCTTTAAGGTCTAATATACCTTGTATCTTAACTAAACATTCTTTAAGTGGCTGCGGTCCTGGTGCTTTCCCTCCAGATGTTATTAAGGCTGCTCCTTTAGGTCTTATATCTAAATAATCAAACCGTAAGGTAGATCCTCCGTGGAAGTGAGATTTCATTAATGCTTTTACAGCGTCTGCCCACCCTTCGATAGAGTCTCCAATTAGGAACCTCCTAAACTTAGTAGGGTTCGGTCTACGTATTTCTGGTAGTTTTTCGATGTGGTGCCTTTGTACGCTGTATCCCATACCTGTACCTCCTAAGAGTAGGAACATAATCTCACCGAAGGTTCTCCAATCGTCTATAGGAGCGTATGCACAATTGTATATACGGTTTGGACTTATTTCAACTGGCTTGCCGGCAAATTGCATACTCCGCATAGAAGGTAGAGTCTTCTTATCGTATACGAATTTATAAGCGTTTTCTATTTCTTCCGACAGGTCCGGGTATTTCTTTAGGTGCATATTCTTGTTCCTGTTAACAAGTTCTTCCCATACTTCTCTTCTATTAAGCTCTGGCGTGTATTTTGCGTACTTGAGGAAGACTGTAATGTCTGATAGGATTTTTTGACTGATGTCCATTTTTTTATTTATTTTTAAATTGTATATAATACTTATGTGGTTTTTAAAAAAAATTAGGTTTTCTACGAAGAAAACGTAGAAAGTTGTGAGAATTTCTTAGAGAGTTCTTTTTTATCGAAACTATCCATAAGGTTAAAAGACTTAGCATTACCAGGAGCTGGTGTGTCATCATAGGTAGGTACATCTTCTGTAAGCTCAATGTGTCCGTTAGAGGTGTCCATCTTTGCTCCAAACGTCATACCGTCCATCCCGTATCTATTTTTCATAATATGAACTCTACCTGTTCCATTTAACTTATCTTCTTTCTTCCTTGATAAGGACATGCAGAAGTCGGAAACCATTATCTTATCGTAAGATCCTGCTGCTTTGTCTCCTTCAATTATATCATCCTTAGCTCCCATTCTGTTTACTTGTGAAGGTGATATGATAGGTATTTTAAGTTCCTTTGCTAGACCTTTACATGCTACGTATACATCATCTATTTCATCTTTCCTCTCTGCAAACTTACTACTCACATTTCCTCTTAGGTAATCGATATAGTCTATAATTACAAGGTCTGGTTTTAGTTCTGAGTCTGTGCATTTTTGTAAGTGAGCTCTTATTGTAGATACCGATGCCATCTTAGGCGGATACTCTTTAATTATAAGCTTTCCGGGAAGTGATTCTACCATACCTTCTACCTTAGTTCTATGGTCTGCTATATGTTCGATATCTACCCCTGTTAAGTAACAATCAACCCTTTTTCCTACGTAGTCTTCTCCAAGTTCTAGAGTATAATATACTACGTTGTAACCTAACCGTACTGCATGAGCTGCCATTGCTACCATAAGCCATGAGTTATGAGATAGTATTCCGTTACTATAATAACAATGTACATCCACTACAGAAAGGTCGTAGAGTACTTCCTCTTTTTTATCCTTAGTTTGTTTTGTTAAGGTAGTTGTTCCGGTTTCTGTTATAACTAAATCTTCTGAGGTTATCTCATCAGCCATTACCCAGTCTCTATTCTCTGTCTTGAATTGGTGTTTACCTGATGTTTGTATGTCTGTACCGTTACTGAAGTAGCTTCTTACTGAGGATTGTCTTTCTGTTGTGAACAGAGTCATTATAGGTTTATAACCGTAGGGGGTTTTAACTTTTATATCGAACTCAGGAAGGTAAAGGTTATTTTGATAAGGTTCTACCCCTAGTTTAAAGAATAGATCTCCAATCTTAATCTTACGTGTTTTAATTCTTACTTTCATTTATTTATAACTTATTTAGTTTTATTATCTTCTATGTACCCAAAGATCTTAGCCATTTGCCATCCGTATAAATGGTTACCGTCGATATTAAACTCATCCCAAGGCTCTACCCACATAGTTATTTCTTCTCCGTCATTATTAGTTATAGGTAAACCGTATTCAGGATACTCTATTTCTATGGTTGAGTCATACCCTAAGCATTTACCTCCTCCTGGGTTTCCGAAAACTATACCTAAGTCTCCAGGTCCGAAACCACCTTGAAGTATATTATTAATATCTGGCCACGGTGTTGGTATAGTAGGTCTTGAATCTTCTCTGTATCGTGTTTCTATATCTTTATTGTACTCGTGTCCGATATTCTTATCAGTACCTGCTTTTAATGCGCTATCTATTAGGAATCTAATACTATCATACTCTCCTATGTTAAGCAAGTCTACAGAATCCAAAAGAGCTCCTTTTAGTTTTTGATTCTTACAGAAAGTAGTGAACTCTTCCTCTACGTATGCTAACTCAGCATCTGAATGTCTATATGCTTCTTTTAACTGTTCCCTAATGGATGTTTGAAGTATTTCATTCTCTAGCTTTTTAACCTCTATGGTTAGTATCTCCATAGATATTACTGTATGGTATTTATGCCAGTACTTAAGTATCTGATTTATTACCCATTTGTGTGCTGGATTAGGAAAGTGTTCGTCTGTTAATATATCGTTTATATTTTGAATAAACTCTTTCTTTGAGAGTAGTGCTCCTATCGCTTTTACTTGGAACACCGGACCGTAGTCGGATAATACTTTTAATGCTGCCATAACTTTTTATCTTATTGTTTACTATTATTTAACTTTAATATAAGTGTTTATTTTAGAGTACTCAACTTAAAAAAGTTTTCTGTAACCCATCCTTCTATATCTCTAATAAAATGATCGATTCCGTCTATTTCGTAGAGTTGTAAAAATTCTTTTTTATGAAACGGGTTGTTATCTTCAGCGAGTAGCGTTTCTATATACTCTATCTGCCTTTTATCTAATATCGGATTTTTTAAATCCATTAACTTGTATGAATTCCTTAACATAGTTTCAGCTTGTAATACTTGCGCGTATGTTTTGTGTTGGGTAAGTTTAGCTTCACATATTTCAAAGATCTCATCTAACGTTAGGGAATGGTTTATTAGTTCTGGGAATCTCTTTAGTAAGGTTTTAGGTCCCAGTCCTCTTATTCCGTTTATTGCATCTGACTTATCCCCTAGTAAAGTTTTATATATTATAAAGTTGTCGGAATGTATTCCGAATTCATCTGCTACTTCTTTTTGTTTGTAGAACTTCTTACCTATTGGTCTATAAACTGTTACTTTGTTATTTACTAGTTGAAGGTAGTCTTTATCTGAAGATACTATTACCACGTCTGAATTCTCTCTTTTAGGTAGTTCTACAGCCATGTATGCAATCATATCATCCGCCTCTGCTTTATCTATCATTCCGGTCTTTACTGGTAAGCATTGAAGGTAGTGTATGAGTCTTGTTACTTGGTCTATTTTAGACTCTCCTTCCTCTTCTACGTTATCGTAAGTATCCCAGTTTGTTATTCTAGTTATACCTCTATTAGACTTGTATTCTGGTAGGAGGTTTTTTCTGTTGGTTGATGAACCTACTCCGTCGAATATTACATAAACCCCGGTCGGTTGTATTAGTTGAATTAGAGATCCTAAAGATCTTATAAACCCTGCCATCCCTCCGATTGGAACTCCTTGCTTGTTTAAGAAGTTTATTGTTGCAAAGTTTCGAAAAAAGAGGTTTAGTGCGTCTATTACTAAAACTCTTGAATGAAATTTTTTCTCTACTACAGGTGCACTTTCCTGCTCTGTAATGGTTGCGAGCATTGCTCTTAGATCCTGTGACATATATTACTTTAATATAACAAAAAACCCCTGCATAAGCAAGGGTAATTGTAACTTTAATTAATTATCTTTTAATACTACTCTTCTTTTGTTAAGTGAAGTTGTATTAACTCTTCCATATAGTCTAAGTCGTCTAGTTCTTCAGATCTAAGCTCTTCTCCTTTTATTATAGTATCAATAAACCAGTCTTCAGACTTCCCGTACTTTTTTAAGATCGTATTTATTTCTCCATTTCCATTCTCAAAATCAGTATCGTCATAAGGAGATGTTGAATCGGTTTCTTCCAGTTCTTCAGTACCACGTAGAGACATTTTACGTTCACTGTGTTCACCTTCTTTTTCTTCTTTTAGCAGCTTCCCTTCGGCTAAGTACTTTCGTAAATTAAAATCTTCCATATTTTCTTATGTTTTATAAATATACTTAAAGATAATAAAAAACCCCTGCATAAGCAAGGGCTTCTTTTCAGTTATGTGTTATACTAACTTAGATACTCTCTTCTAGTTCTTCTACTATTTCAAAGTCTCCTCCTCCTAGTATTCTCTCCCAGTTTTCTTGGTTGGTTGCTTTATAGTCCTTAAGTGCTTTATCATCGTCTAGTATGAAACCGTGAGGGGTCATAATAATCTTACCTCGAGTTGTAAGCCCGTTAATATGATTCTTATCTATCTGAATATTAGCTCTCTTAGCGAACTCTATCTGTTTTCCGTTCTTCACTGCTTTTATCTTAGAAGTTCCGGCATTAGATATATTTCCGAATGTAATTATTAAAGTAGAGTCGTACCAGAGAGTCTTACCTCCTTTGTTCTCTAACTTAGGTTGTCCCATCGGGTTATCCGGTTTTGCAGTCCATACCTTGTTTACTACTACTAGTGAATTTGTATATGGACAAGATTCCTTCCTAGACATTACAATTCGTTGATTTACCTGATTACCAAATTGAGTAGACATTGCTCCTGCATTCCATTCGTTATTGTTCTTATTAGAACGTACTGATAGTTCACACGGTACAGATCCTACAGAATCCCATAGGAATAAAAGGTCGTAAGGAAGTGCTCCTTTTTTCTGCTCGTCAATTAGATCTAAGATAAAGCTAGCTACGTCTTCTATTGTATTTAGAGTTTCTCTATCTACGTAAATAAAAGTTCCTCGGTAATCTAAAACCTCTCCTGTTTGTTCGTCTACTACCTCCTCTACCTGTAATCCCATCTGGATAGCATGCTCCCAGTTCCATTTCATCTCTGTGATGATAAAAACAGGGAGTATTCCTACCTTCTGTGCAGATATTGCTGCTTCCAATAGTGCAGTGGACTTTCCAGTGTCTGAGTGCCCTCTTAACATGGTTATATGCCCCATAGGGATACCCGGTATAGAAGTGACTTCTTGAAACGCTGGAGATAAAGGGATCCACTTTTGGTCTTTAAACCTGACGTTTTTACTTAGCATCTTACTATCTTTGAACTTTTCCAGGTTAAACCCTTTTTTAAGTTCGGCGGATACGGCTGCTGTTAGTGATTTACTTTGTGTCTTCGCCATAGTTTACTTAAAACGGTAGGTCGTCGTTTTTTCCGTTAAAAAGACTATCAAACTTATCTTCTTTAGATTCTTTAGGTTTACCTTGTTTTTCTAGAGAGAACTTATTCGTAGGTGATGAAGGTGTTTCAAAAGCTACATCAGGTATCTTGCTTTCAGAAGTATCTTCGTCTGGCGCTAAATATTCGTGTAGTATCTCTTTCATCCTGTCAAATTCCATCTTAGTAAAAGATTCTATTGGATCAGGTTGATTTTCAAGTAGTATCTTTACTGTTTCGTTCTCTTCTGCTAAAGGAGTTTGTGCAGTCCTAGGTCGTAGTGTTGTTTTACTATACCCTGTACCTGTTTGTGTTGAATCTACGGTAGTCAATGTTAGATCTCTACCGGTAAGAATATCAGTATAGTCTCCTATGTCTTCGTCCTCTACCATAGAGAGTAGTTCCATGTAGATCTCTTTTCCGAAACCCCACAACCTAACGCCTTCGTCTTCCTTACCTCTTACGATTACAGGAACGAATACTCTCATCTTAGGTTCTAACTTTCTTGCAAGTCTCCAATTTTCCTTATCATTGGTTTCTCTTAATTGTTTAACGAATTCAACTATCGGATCCTTATCTCCTGTATTAATAGGTGAGAACATTGGGAACTTATGTATACCGTAATGGAAATACAATTCCGAAAATGGATTCGACTTGTTAAACTTGGAAGGTAGTATTCTAATAACTTCCTTACCTACGCTTGGTCTAAAGAATATATCTTTAGAGCTTTTCCCTGAAGAGCTAGCGTTTTTTTGAGTTTGCAAAGCTTGTAGCTTCGACTTAATTTCACTTATGTTCATTAGTATAACTTATTTAATTTAATATAGAGCTTATTTTACTAGAAAGCAACTTTTATTGTACGTTTCTTATTTCGTAAATCTTTGTTTTTACTAGTTTTAAATTTCCTTGTGTTGTTAGTAGTATTGTATTTTTATAATGGTTCCAGTTTACTCTGAATCTTGTATCCACTACTCCTCCGTTTAACTCTTTTATAAGTTCGTTAAGAGCGTTTATCGTATATAACGTGTTTGAGGTTTTTTTCCGATGCACTAGAATTGTGTTGTCTGGAAGGGTATCTATATTAGGTTCTTCTAGATTATACGTGCAGGCTAATTCTTCTGAATCTTTTACCTCTAATACGAATATCTTTCCGTAGAGTATAGAGTGTCTTGAGGTAATATCTTCGATAAAGTAATTTAAGTCCTCAACTTGTACGAAAGTACACAGTAGTTTATTCTTTAACATCTCCTGATTTTTTATTATTTCTTTATCATACATATTAGAAGGGGTGTAAAGAGTTATAGTTTTTTCCAACATTCATTGTTATTTTTAAATTCTCGTTCTTAAAGACGTCTACTATTTTACGTAGGGTTCCTGTATCTTCCTCTGCTAGGTCTAGTAGTATTGCATCATAAGTATACAGTACGATCTTAGACCGTTTATCTTCTAAAAGATAGAGTATTTTCTCTATTAAGCCAACATTACTTACAGTTTCGTAATTTTGTATGATGTAGTTAAATAGCTTTTGAGGGTTCATATTAAGTAGATCTTTACTGTGAAACCTGTACTTATTATCTACTCCGTCTACATAACCCTGTGCTTTATATTTACTCCAAAGCTCATCTATGTATTTAGTTGTTAGTTTAAAAAAGGGGAAATCTTGATACTGTTTAAATACATTACCGTATAGTTGCTTAAATACTAGTTTCTTAGATTCACCCCTATCCATTCCGTAAATTTTACCAAAGTCTTCGTATATATCTCCGGTAGGTGATTCATAGTTTACTAGTTTTGATATTAAGGTAGGGTGGTAGGCGACTAGATCTATCTCCATTAAGAGGTCATTTCTAGGTATGAATACGCTTCTACATCCGTTTTCTTTATTAAGTGCTGCGAAATTAATACTATTAAAGTTGTTAGATGGCCTGCCTGTAGTATTATTAAGGCGATACTGTGTTAAGATGTAGTTGTCATATAGGTTTAGAAAGGGTCTCTCTATGTTAAAATAGTCTCCTACTGTACCGTTCATCTTTAACCCGTTTCTTTCTATACCCCAGAATATACCTTCTACCTTTCTACGGAAATCGTCGGGTTTAAAAGAGCTAAGTACTTCTAAGTATTGCTTTGATATTTTCTCACAGTATTCGTAATGTTTCACTATCGGCACTATGTTTCCTTGGTCCGGGTCGTTATAGTATCTCCTGGAGAAGTAGTTTAATGCTTGTACTGTTTCTTCTTTTATTATAGGGAGGGTGGTAGTTTCTTTACTCTGGTGAAAGTACCTAAAAGCTTTACCGTCCGGTGTATAGACTGTATCTATGTCGTTTAACCACTCTTTAACTTTTATAGGGTCTATTTTCATAGCTTCACTGTGTAAGAAGTTCAAAAGGTATCCTTCTTCAGTCTGTATATCTTTTACATATAAACCTAGGGGGGAGTATATAGCCGGGTGTCCGTCCGGGTGCCTATTAATAGGTATAGCTATTATATTTGCTAGCTTAACGCTTTTTAGTTCATCGAACTGCTCTTGTGTCTCTATTAACCAAAACATAACCTTTTCTTTAATATAAGAAAAGTAGGTCGGGTATACAACTTAGACTGTGAACTCGGTATAATTTGTAATGTACTGTGAGAGACCGTATACTTTAAACCTGCCTTCTACTAGAGTTACCATTCTTCTATTAATGCCTTCTAAATCTACACCAGAGGTCGTCCACGTTAATTGAAATGGAATGTATATACCCCAATTGTATGAGGCGTTTTTAGATTGTACCATCTCATAATCTTCCTTACTTACTTCTGTAAATATTGCGTTATTTGTTCTTCTTAAGAAGTAGCGGGTAAAGGAAGGGAAGTTACCTAATGGTTTACTATATTGAGGTTCTATTAGTTCGAGGTTCGGTCTTTCAATTTGCTGCTTCTCTCTAATATAATCATACGTGGTATTTGATACTATATCTGTAGCTTGTACTGTTGAGGTATCTCCGGTACTGTCTGCAAAGATTGTAGCGTTCGAAGGTTTAAGTCTTCGTTGTTGACCATCGCTAGGTGTCTTACCTGTGGTAATATTGCCGTTTGAAAGTATATGGTATTCTCCTATATAAGGTTGTTCCGTATCTACATAGACAAGTTCGTTTCCATTTGTAAATAAGTCGGTTATTATTTTAGATTTCGGATAGTACATTTTACATTTATTTTTAGGTACCTGTCTTTATTTCTCCTGGGTTTATATTTTGCCAATGCCAGGCTTCCCAGTTCTCAAGGTCTTTTTTGTCTTTCCAGTTTGGTAACCTTTTAAAACCGTATTTCCCAGCATTTACCTTAAGCCATTTATATTGCGACATATCTACTTTCAGCTTTGTTCCACTACTATTTGCAAAATCTATTGCCATACCGAATCCGTGTTTTGATGTTCCAGCAGTAGCTGCTTTTGCTCCGTCACCGGCTTTTAACCACAAGTCCTTAATAGCTACTTGATTTTCAAAAGTTCTATATGCAGAATTTATACGCATTGGAGTGTTTGGATTATCTTTACTGTATGCTGTGAGCATTTTCTCTAAGTTTGACATTACCGGTCTTAATAACCTTATCCTACCTTTATCGCTCGTTAAGGTACTACCTTTCCACTTATTATAAGGGAATAATTCTTTATTTAGTTCTCTCATATACTCAGCAGGAACTTCACCGTTTATAACAGCTTTTTTTGTTGCGTTTACAGTAAGTATTGTAATAGCTTGCTTATCATTCTTATCAGGCTTTGCTATGGTTTGAGTTTTTTCTAAGTTTAATTGAGGGGCAAAAGCTTCTTCATTACTAAGTCTTGTTGCTCTATCTGCAGGTAGTGCTTCTAATCCCATTATAGAAGATATGGTTGTTACCCATTTTGAATTATCTACAGTATGACTTACGCCGGTTACTGTAAAGTCATACTTCTGGTCGTACGAAAAGGGAAGTACGTCGTCTGTAATTTTAAACTTTTGGAATATCTTTATTCCGCTTATTCCGTATATGGATAGGTTTAATTTTATTGGTATGAACCCTGTGCTTGTTTGGTTTGTTTCTGTGAATGCTCCTAGTAGGTATTTGTAAAGCTCTACTGGTATATTCTCCATACCTTCTTTACTATTCGACTCTAAACTTATATGACTAAAAATACCGTCTGTACCGGGTTGTTGGTTTAATGCTAGTTTTGCGTAGGCATCTAAGTTTCCTTCGAATTTACTTAAGGCTTTCTTAGCTCTCTCTTCTTTCTTTGTTACTGCTGCTACTTTGACCTGCTCTCCTATTTGTTTACTCGGATACACTCTATCGGTTAACCCTTTACTTAGTCTCGAGAAAGATACAGCTTCCTCTCCTAATACTTCTCCCTGCGCTTGAGCTCCGGTAGAGATTACAGTAGCAAGGTCAGGGGTAATGGAGGATTGTGCAGATATGTTTGTAACCATGCTTTTCAATCCTTGAGCTTGTATAGTTACTGCTTTGTACTGGTCGACGTTTGAACTCTTCGAAAGACCTTTTATACGTACTTGTTGAAAATCTACTATAGTTAGTATATTCTGAATACCGTCTACATCTCCTACTACTTGTAGGTCGTTAACACTTCCTAAGGCTTTAGTTACCCCGTCGCATATACTTTGTAAGAATTCACGTATTGAGACTTTATTACTTTCATTATCGCTTAACTTATGTAGTTGTCCGGAAAGGAATGCAGCATTTATGTAGATGTTGTTTATATTACCTATAGTAGGAAAAATATAAGTTAGGTTTGAATCGGTAGATACCTTTTGTCCGTCTGAATCTAGAGATTCTTTAAGAGTCCTAAGTCGGCTTTGGTTAAATGCGCTTATATCGTTAAAAGGTGCTGGTAGAGTTGCGTTTCGTTCTAATCGTGGACTCCGGAATAATGTACCTTGTGTTGTATTAAGGTATGTGTTCCGTATGTAGCATTTTTGTAGATTGGCGGACAAAGAGGTAGAGAACATAAACATAGGTTTATCAGATTCGAAGTCTATTTTTATTAATTCTTCAGTGTCTGAGAATAAGTTTACATTACTGTTTGTCCATTCTAAAAGAGCTTTAAAGGAGAGGTATACTTCTAACCCTCCATCTGCATACTCTATGGCGTTAAAACCTCCGTATGTTTTCTCCTTTATTTTGTTTATAAAGTCTGTATTGCTTTCTGTGCTCATTATCGATCTCTTTTTATAAACTCTAAGAACTGGTTCCTACTAGTTGAATTTTTTAGTTTTAGGTTGTTATGCTCATACTTTAGAGGAGTACCTGTCGAAAGGCCAAATAGATTTCTTCCGTTTCCTTCCCATGCTCCGTATTCATAAAGGTTAATTAGTACGGAGTTCCTAGAGGGTAAGGACTTGATTAGGAAGTTTATTTCGTCTGTGTTTGTCTGAATGTCTTTTTCTTCAGTGTTAGTTACTCCAGTAACGTTAAGGTTTTTAATGTAATTTTCCGTATCAGCAAGTACTTGTTTAAAGTTTTCAAAGGTTGCCGATATTCTTTTTGTAGTGTCTCTCTTTAATGTCAGTTCTGAGTTCATATTATTATTTATTAACTCGTAACCTAATGTTTTTATAAATCTATGTGTATATATATAATCCACTTGGTTAACATACGTAAACGGGGGAAGTTCGAGGGCTAGAGTAAGGTACTTCTTTAGTAACTTACTGCTTGTAGCTTCTGAGTTTATATACTTAAAGGTTACTTGATCTGTTCTGTCATTTTTTATTAATATTTTACCGTTGAGAAATTCTATTAATTTGTCGTATGGTTCGGTAAAGGCAGAACGTTGGGCTTTAATCGTACTTATGTAATTAGCTTTTAACTTTTTATCTTCTGCCTCTTCTACTAACGTCTCTACTAGGTTTAAGTCCTCCACTATCTTCTGGGTTGTTTTTTGAAACTGGGTTTTTGATGTCTTTGTTAGCAGTTCGTCTGTTAGGTCATAAAGGAATGCGTTTAGTAGTGACACTTCTTTACTTAACCGTAGGTTTAATATGTTTTGTAACCCTTGATTAACTTTACCGTTGACTTTACTATTCTCTTTGCTAACCCCTCTACCTCCACCTAGGTTCATTTTTAAAGAGTCAATAACGTCTCCTACTGATACTAAATTTAATATTATATCGTAACTTAAGTCGTTGTTTAGAGTCCAGGAGAAGTTACTTACTTTTGCAACTATTGCATCGTAGTTACCTCCTGTTCTATCTTTATTATCTGCTATACTCTTAGTGAGTATTTTACTACCTATGTTACTGTCTGTTTGAAAAAGAGCGTTAGGTATTTCTAAAGAACTCATATTCTGCTTCTCAGTAGAGTTATCGTAGTACATAGAGTGTCCCCATTCTAGAATTAAGGTATAACCTAATCTTAAATACAGGGTCTCAAGTGCTTCAAATTGACCCTTACTAAAACATTTAATGTTTACTTGAGCTTGTTTTAGCGATCCGTTGTTTTTATAGTTTACGTTGACATTACTTAGTCCAGGCATTGGTTTATAACCTTGAGTCTTAGGATCTGATAAAAATCCGTAACTTCCATCGAACCCTCCTCGAGTTAAACCCCCTCTTATCTTACTATCTAATGCTTCTGAAGAACCTGCAAATAAGACTAGGTTTTTAGCTAGATTGTAACCCTGTACTTGTTCGGTAGTTACATTTGGACCTAACCTCTCTGCTAACTTCTTAGCTCTTGTAGCGTCTACACTTACTGATGAGCTTAGTCTTATCCACGGGGTACTTGCATTAAAGACTTTTAAATCGTCTGCAGTCTTTTGTGATGTTCCTAAACGGTTCTGTCTTACTTCGATTTGTTTACTTACATATTCATCGAACGGTTCTCCTAGTATTTTTGACTTAGCCATTATTTATATTGTTAAAACTGTTTATAACATCTTCGGGGTTACCTGGTATCCGAATCTGTACTCCTAATGTAGGGTATAATGAGTTAGAAGGCAAGCTAGGGTTAGCTGATGCGATTATCCAGTAAAGTCTCCAGTCTTTATAATATTGGTTTGCTAATAAGTCTAACCTATCACCGTAAGTTGTAATCACGTATGTATCGTTCTCAGTCTCCGGTATTTCCGGGTACCTGGTAACTCCCTGATAAGTCGGTCCTTCCTTTTGTTTATATGTCTCTGTATCTGTGTATCTGTTCACTATGTTAAATTTAGAGGTTTGATAAACGTAGGCTGTCTTCCACCGTTTAGATTAAGTCCCGGGTCTTTTTGATTATCTAAACCGAAGTCTACTTCTTTACTTTTCACTGTAGGAGGTGGAGCATTAAGTGCTTTATTTAGTACATTCTCTGCTAAGTCAGCATCAGCAGAGATGACACTCGTTCCGTCTTTCGTAGGCAGGTAGGGGTTAGGCTGGCCTGAGTTTGCTTGGTCCGGTGGTGTGAAGAGAGCGTATTTCCTTGTCCCATCCATCAACTGCGGTGCGAAGTCGTGTATAGGAGTGAAGCTTAACTGTACATCAAAGTGTCTTGGTGCTTCCAGTTGGTCTGATTCAGTTCCTTTTTCCGGTTCATTGTATGCTATTTCCCAAGATGCATTTTCAGGTACGGTATAGGTTAGACTTGTTATAAAACCTGGTATTCTGTAAAGGTAGCTGCCAACTACTAGCCTTACTATATTACCTCTCATGTAACCGCCGTTTGAACTGTAGTCAGGTGCTAGTGTTGATGCAAGGTAGGTGAGTTTTTGGTACATTGCCTTCATCTCGTCTCTTGTTTGAGGATGTACTGTGAAACTCAAACTTATGGTTCGGGTAAATCCTGTATAGCTGTAAAGGTTATCTGCTCTACCTACGAATCTAGTGGGGTTCCAATCTCCCCCGAAATTATCTGTTATCGCTCCTAAAAAAGCTCTAAAGTGTATGTTAGTGTTAGTATCTTCATCATTATCTAATACTTCGAATCTAAATCTTATAAAATCTCTTGTATATCCGTCTTCCGCTGCTATAGGTCCTTTGTATAAGGGCATAGCAGCTACTTTATCTACACTTTCAAAGTCACCTCTATACAGGTTACTCCTGTTTCTAGCTCTTCTACCTGGATCTCCTAAACCTACTCTGGTTATCTTGTTTACTTTAGCAGAGGAGTAGTCTACTGTATTTTCGCCGAAGATTCCAGCTGTCTTATTTACAGTAGTTGCTGCAATACTACTCCTAAAATCAGGTAGTATTGTGGGTCCAGAGTTATTCTTTGATGCCGGTATTACGTTATTAAAGTCTTTCTGGTTCCAAGTGTATATTGAATCACCTAGTCCTGAGCCATTATATACGCCGTGGTTTGTTGCTCTAATAATGGTTTTAGATATACCCGGCCCTCCTTGGTACTCTATTAAGTAATTCTCGTTTAATGAAATACCAGTTAGTTTTAAAGTAGCTTGATCTGCTTTTTTGAGTTCTTCCTTTGCAATTTTATACCTATAGAGGTTGGAGAGTCTTCCTTTATCTTCCTTATCTAATTTTAAGTATACTTTTTCATACTTAACTTGATTATCTTGTAGAGCTATAGGTACTAGTCCTTGTTTTTCTAAATGTAGCCCGGTACCGCTTGCTGCAACTTGAACTAACGTTGATAATGGGTTATATCTTCCTTTTGTCGGGTCTGTCCTATTAGGTCTCCCCGGCACTATGGGGTTTTGAGCTGAGAGTATCTCTTGTTTTCCTATAAAGAGTAGTCCCTTAGGTGTTGTTAGGAATTGAGATATTCTTGATAGGTCCTGTAATCTATTTTCAACTTGTCTCTGTATGCCTCCTATCAACCCCGTACCTGCTTGAGGGTTAGAGTTAACGTCAGGTATGTTTGAGGTTATAAAAGGTTGTCTACTGTTAGCATTACCCGGTCTATCGTTAGTAAACTTTAAACTTCTTTGGTTAAACCCGTACTTTTGAGCATAGGTAGGTCCGGCCTTGGTTTTATACTTAGCTGCGAATGGGTTATTTTCATAAAACGACCCTAAATCTGTTAAGAGGTCTTTTAGTGCCATTAAGGGTAAGTTACTCCGGTCTCAGGGTGTTTGTATCCTTTTGGCTGCTTTCCGTTTAGGTCTAAATTAGATGGTTGGGGTAATGCGTTAATCTGCCCATCATCATACTGGTGGTATGCTTGGTTAACTTCTCCTTGAAAGGCTCCATTTAAAGAGTATCCCGCTAATCCGTCGGTTGTTGAGTGTAGTTTTGATAATTTTGAAGATAGAGGGTTTGTTGGTGGGGTTGCTCCGTTATGCTTCGATAGTTCTGACCCTTTGTCTCTTAGTAAGTCTAGTATTCCCATGATTTTTTAATTTATTATAAATATGAACGTTTGTTAATTTTAAGTGTAAGCACTCATATCTACATTACCTCCAAATGCTTTTACATTACTACCTACTCTGTAGGATTGTCGTGCATTTGCATTACCTATCGACTGTCCGTCTAAGGTTAAGGTTATGTTTGTATTTGAAGGAGTGATGTTTACCTTATTCTCTATTTGTTGAGAGTTGTTACTATTATTGTTATTAGAGTTACTTCTAACAGTCTTAGCTATTCCTGGAGCTACTATTATGTCGTCGTTAGGACTAACTTGAAATAAACCTCCTTCTTTCGGAGAGATTGTTGTTTTACCTTCTGCAGGAAATATTCCGTCCCCTATTGTAGTAAGGAATGCAAGTGCTGCTACTCCTGCTACTGTTGCTATTATTCCAGCAGCTCCAGCCGAAAGAGCAGCGGCGCCGGCGATGTTGGCTACTGCGGCTGCTATACTTGCTGCTTTATAGGCTACCATCAATGGGATTACAAGTTTTAGAGCGGTTACTATGCCGTTAATATTATCCCCTATGAATTTAAAGATTGTACTTATTACAGGTAGTACTCCAGAAGCTAATGGTACAAGTGCTTCTTGAAGTTTTACGCCTGCTGCTGCCATTTTATCTTGTAAGGAGACTGATTCCATTTGTGTAGCTAGGGCATCGTTACCTAATTGAAGTCTTGCTCCATCAACACCTAGCTGCTGTACTGCGGTTGCATACTTCTCTTTTTCAGTATTACCTTCGAATTGAGATAAGGCGAGCATTGCTTCCCTTTTCATTAAAGATTCAGCGAGGGAGTCTCTTGTTAATCCTACAGCTTGTGCTAAAGCTCCTTGTTCAATTACGTTCATACGTTGGAAGTCAGCTACTGTACCGAAGTTGCTTGCTAATTCCTCTGCTAGCATTCCTTGATCTCCTATAAGAGCTGCATACCTTGCACCTTCTAGGTTTAACTGCTTACCTGTTAGGAGTTCCGCAGCTAATTCGTCTTCAATTGAGGATTGGAAGTTTAGAAGTGAACTACTGATGTTTTCAAGATCTTTCATCTCTACTCCTAATGCTTTTGCTTTAAAGACTGCGGTTGCTATAGCTTCTGCAGAGCCTCCTAGTTGTATCTTCGTTGCTGTAGATACATCTTTTATACTTTCTAGGATCTGTTTTTCGTTTAGAGCTAACCCTGTCGTGGCTTTTAAGATCTTTACCTGTCCTTTGTATTCAATAGTCTGTTCTTTTAACGTCTTTCCTGTTAAGTAGGTAGTATCCTGTAGAGATTCTACTACATCTCCAGAAATACCTGCTTCTTTTGTAAGTCTTACGAAGGTTTTTAGGTTCTCTTCTCCGAACTTTGCAAATGTTCCGTACCTGTTGTTTAATACCTGGAATGCTTCATTTAGGTTTGTAGTACTTCCGAAGAGTCCTTCTTGTGTTGTTGCGGTTTCTGTTAGTTCTTTGTTAAGTTCTCCTGCTTGTTCATTACTTATACCGAAATTTCTTGCAGTCCCGGATGTTAAAGTATCCATTCTCTTAAAGATACTTGCTATTTGAGTTGTTACGAAAGCTGCAGATACAAGAGGGTCTAGTAGTTTTTTAGCTAGGTCTTTACCTGTCTGCTTTACTATCATGCTAAAGGTTTTGTAACTACTAGGAAGTTCTTCACCTGCATCGGCTATTTGCCGTAGTTTTTCCTCTACTATCCCTACACTTCCTTCAAGTCCCTTGAATCCGGGTATTTTACTCAGTCCTTTTGCTATTTGACCCGAAAGTCCCATAGCTGTTCCTATCTCTAGTATCGTATCCCGTTCTCGCTCTCGTTGAGCAGTTGCTTCAGTAAGGTTTTGAATAGCTTCATGCTGGAAGTATTCTGCTTGCTCTTGAAGAGTTAGTGCTTGTAGACCTAGATTGTACTGATCCTCTGTTGCTTGAACTATAGCCTGTTGGTCTTGAATCGCTTTTTCATTTAGCTCTCCGCTTTCAGCCTTCCTACTCTGTTCCTCTTGTAATCTTTTAAGTTGTTCTTTAAGTAAACTACTTTGTTGGATAGCTATCTTTACATTTTTACTCTCAAGTATACTTTGAGAAAGAGAGGTTCTTGCAATTAAAGCTTTATTTTTTTCAATTTGTTTATTCTTATCTGCTAAAGAAGTTAGGGATGTATTTTGATTACTTAACGCTTTTGCTATTTCCCGTGAGGTTTTAAGCTGTTCTCCTTCGAACTCTGTTAACCTAGTCTTTATACCTAAAGCTTCCTTCAAAGACTCTACAATACCTTGCTGGTTAAGGAGTTGGTCTCTAAGTAGAAGTCTTCTTTGGTCTTCTATCTGTAAAGCTTCTTTTGAAATGTTACTTGAATCGTCAGCCATATATTATAAATAGTAAAGGGTAGTGTTTTAGACTACCCTCCGTTATACTTTAACTTACTCCCTCGTGCATACTCCGGTATTTGGATTGCACCGGATTTTATATCTGATGCTAAAGTTTCTGCGTTTGTTTCTGTATTATTCTCCTTATCGTAATGTTCTTTTATAGAACTGTGTATATACTTTCTTAAATGTATAGGAAGTTCGTAGAGTTCGGTGAACGAATACCCTCCTTTGCCGAAGAAGGTTATTTGATGTATTTGGTCGAATATATGTTTCCTATACTGTTGAGTCAGGCCAAAAAAAGGTGGCAGTTATTGGAAGAATAACGTCCTCCTCGCCGTTACTTGTTTCTACTGTTACAATAAGGTTTATATCTGGCTGTACATCGCTTATATAACCCCTTAATGCTCTTGCATCTTTTGCAAGTAATGCTGTATCTACAAAGGTTCTAATTGTCTTAGCTTCTCTATCTCCATCAACAGAAGTTATTGTATGCTTAAGACGGGTAGTCATTTCCGGGTTATCGTTTTTATTGATTTTCTTTAAACCTTCTAACTCCCTTTTAATCTTACTACTATCACCTACGGTTAGTATTTTAAATGTTAATTCAACTTTTGAATGAGGTAGTGTAAAGGTGAATTCATTTACATTAGGGGTTATAAGTGTTTCGTTAAATTCTTTATCTTCTAAACTTGTTAAGTCTATTACCTGTGTTACATTATCATGCTTGATTTCGTAATCTTTACCATACCCTAGTATCCGTGCTGCGATCATGATTGCATTCTGGTCTCCCTGAATTAGGTCATTATAATCTACTTTTGATATAATTAGGGACTGTAGTAATTTGTCGATAACTATTCCTTTAGCTAAGTAGTTGGGGTTAGTTAGTATGTCCTCTTCTTTAGCGGTCATATACTTCATCTCAACCTTACCGCTTGATAAGGGATTGTCTAGTGGATAGAGTAATCCTTTTGAGGGGAGGTCTATCTCTTCTGTTGGAAACTTAAATTCTGCCATGTAGGTGTATTTATTTAATTATAAATATATATGATTTCTACTTTATTGCAACTTTGATGTTATAAAAGTAATGTTAACAGGTGTTACTTTACTTGTAGTAGTTTGATAGTGTTTCAGCAAGTTTTAATTCTATGCTTTACATTGATACCTTATCCCTCTGTATATTGGGTCAGCACTAAGATACCTATCGTTTCTATGCGTTGAGTATATGTTATAATACTCGAAGATTGATGACTTCTAGGTTTGGGTATAAATGTTTACTTTTTAAACCTTCTATATAAACTCTACCGTTTCTAGGGTAATCTAAAGGTACTGGTATTCCTTTAAATGATCCGTAGTGTCCTAGGTTTGTCTCAAGTATTATTTTTAAATCTTCTCCTGAAAGATTTATTTTACTTCTAGAATAAAGGTAACGGGCTTCGTAGAATAACCTAAAGTACTCTTCCGAACCTTTTTCATATAGGGTATTAGATAGATGTTGCTTTTTGTCTAAGTGGTACCTCATACCTTCTGATAAATTCTCTTTATTTATTAACCTTTTGTTTAGTGTTACTGTTACTCCTGTCTCACATGTATTACATCCGCATCCGCACATAGTTTTATTTTATTATAAATATAATGTTATCGCTTTTAATCAGTTAGTGAATATACATAAAAAAAACACAGTATCAAACTGTGTTTTAATTAAGTTGTATGTTATTCTAGTTAGGTATATAACTAGGGTGTTGTATGTTCTATTAGAAGTTTAAGATACAGCTATCACATCCGAGAGTTAATCCAATGGTCTGTACTGCAGAGTCATTATCGTAATCTAGATCTCCGAATGTTGCACTCTTAATAAATGCTCCTTTTATTACCCATTCTGAGATTACATCTCCTACAGGTCCTACTAGGTCTAATACTATTTCTTTCTTATAAAAGTCAGAATAACCATCTCTTCCGGTTACGGATTCGTGATGTAGTCTAGTCCATTCCATTACTGCTTGAGCTCCGGACGGCGTGATTGGATCAAATAACGTCATGCTAATATCGTTCCATCTAAGTTTACCTTTCACCTTTCTGTAGGTGTTTATATGGTTAAGTACGATCTCCCCTTGTTCGAATCCTAATCCAGTTAATCCTTTTATCATGTAGGAAGGTATACCGTCCATATACATAATAAACCTATTCTGTGTTTTAGGTTCAAATTGAGTGAAGAAAATCTCATCTTGGGTTAATATTGCCATGTTGTTGTCTTATTTGATTATAAATAGTCGGATTTAACTTTTAATTAGTGTCTTAATCCGGAAAAGCTACTCCAGTAGGTGTTATATTGAAGTCTAAGTAGACGTATTCTGCTGTTCTTGTTGGTTGTACATAGATCTGACCTATTAGTATATTTCTATCAATTACGTCTGCAGTATTATTAGTATCGTCCATTATTATCTTGTAAGCATAAAGACCTTGCTTCTGTTGGATACTTTCTAGATACGGGTTAACTTGTGCTAAGAAATTGTTTCTAGTAGAAGTTGAATTCTGTTCGAATACTAGGTTTTGAGATACTTGAGAGATGTAAGACTTCATTGTAATTAAAAGTCTTCTAACATTAACTCTACCTAAAGCACTTGCTTTTGTTTGTAATGTCTTTTGTCCGTACACTACGGTTCCTAGCTTACTAACAGAGGTGATTGGATTTACTTTACTTGTATAGAGTTCGTCTCTTGTAGTTTGAGCTAATTTTCTTTCTCCTACTGCGCCATTACCTAAAAGCCCTCTCTTAGTTCCAGCTGGTGCGAACCAAGGAGCTGCTACCTTGTCTGTGTAGGTGTATACTCCGGGTATTAATGTTGATGGAGGTACTTCTATCTGCAGTCCAGTACTTGGGTCTTGTACTGTTAGCCATGGCCAGTAGGTAGCTGCATAGGAAGAATCTAAAGCTGTTGCTTTTGCTTTTACGTTTGATACTGTGGATCCATAGTTTACTACGTCTACTACAGCTATTGCATCTCCTCTATTTTGTGTATTGTCTATTAAGGTGTTAAGAGTTGAGGTGTGATTGGAGTTGTCGTAAGTTAGGCCCGGTACTGATATTACATTGTACCTGTATTCGTCTTTATTAGCTAATAGAGCTATAGCAGAAGCGTAGCTTGCTGCCGGTACTCCTTGAGAGGTGTATACACTATCTTCTACTATATCTTTATAGAATGTTGCGTTCCCGTTTGGTGTTTCTGCTCCGTTTGCACCTGCAAAAGATCCGCTCTGCACTACTGGTATGTATGTTTGGAAGGTTGTGTTGGGTGTTCCGTCGTTGTTTAAGTAGCTTGGTGTTTTGTAAGCTACAGACTTTACTCTTACGTGTTTAGATTTATTTGGATACTGTCCTACGGTTTCTAGATATGTATCTGTCCCTTCGGTTGTTATGGTTTGAACCTGGTCTCCGATTTTCCTACTTATGTAGTTTGGTGATTTAGGGTCTAAGGATAGGTTAGTAAATGTTTCCAGTACTACTTTATCTGATGCTTTATCATCTCCTCTACGTATTAGGAGTGTGAATTCTCCGGATGTTGTATCTACTTCTGAGATTTCCCATCTTACGTTATCTTTAGTACCTTTCTCCAGTATATCTGTACCGGTACTATTACTGTTCATTAACTCTCCTCTAGATAGAGTAGCTAGTTCGAAAGCTATATCTCCGGTCTGTACTGCTATATCTTTACTCTGTAATGTTATTACTAATGGAGTATGTGCTTCAAAGTTATCTGCTGTTAAGGTCCAGGTTATGTAGCGCCACCTTCCACCGGCGTAGAATGCTACAGCGTATTTTTCTCCTATGTCGAAGTTATTATCGTGAGTTGTCTTACCTCCAGCAGGTGTTCCCATCTCTAAGGTACTAACTGTAGCGGTATAGGTGCCTGTTGATGTTATAACGTAGTTAACTTGTCCGGTCCCAAAAGACCCGGTTGCAAATGTCCATCCTCTTAAACTACTTCCTCCAGTAGTGTTGAGGTTTCTTACTCCGTCTACGGAGGAGGCGTCGGTTATACTCTGGCTTAAATTGTTTTCTCCGGTTATTAACCTACCTTGAGGTTTTAATCCCAACTGTACCCCTGGTATTGTTACTGTATCGCCTGCTAGGTATCCGGTACCTGGGTTTGTTACATTTAACTGGTATCCGTGGTATGGAGGACCTACTGTAAAGTCGAGGTGGGGATAGTACTGTAATTCTAGTCCGGATCCAGCACCGTCTGTTGTTGGAGTTACATCAAAACTTCGGTTTAGCTGTACTCCTGTAGGG